ATGGGAAGTAGTAGTAGTATTAGTTGGAGTAGTATCACGGGAGTTCCTTCGACAGTTACTGGTGCTTATAGTTTAGCTGATAGTGCATATGATAAAGCAACAGATGCACAATCTGACGCTTCAAGTGCCTTAGAGGCTGCTCAGACCGTAAATAGCACAGTTTCAGGATGGACTTACGAGAAGAGTACATATATTGATGGTAGTATGATTCAGACTGGCACCGTAATGGCTTCGACATTACTAGGTGGAGAAATAGGATTATTAACACAAAGCGAGAAGACAGCAGGAGCTATAAATATTACAGGAGCAAATACATCTACATTTGCAGTCGATTTTACTTCGCATGGAGCAATGCGTCTTACAGCAGAAGATGGTTCTCTGTATCTTGAAGCAGCAACGACATTTATACAACTACATAGTTCACCAGCACAAATTACTATACTCGGAGCTTTCATGCCTTCAAAAGATAATTATATGGAACTTGGTGATCAGGATCATAGGTGGATTGGGGTTTATGGTGTGAATTGTTATATAACTAATTGTAACTGTAGCTCTGACAAAAAACAAAAAAATAGTATTGAATATAATCTAGAAAAATATGAAGACTTTTTCTTTAAGTTAAAACCAACTCAGTTTAAATTTAATGAAGGTACAGGGGATAGATATCATACTGGTTTTATCAGTCAGGACGTTGGTGATGCAATTATTGAATCTGGTCTTTCTACGCAAGATTTTGCAGCTTTTGTAAAAGCACCAAAAGAGAACTTAGCATTGGATGCGGATGATCAAGACTGTGATTATTATTTAAGATATAATGAGTTTATTGCCCTCAACACTCACATGATTCAAAAACTATACAGAGAAATAGACGAACTTAAAAATAAGATACAACAATTGGAGAAGACCTCCACAGAAATGGAGTGATTATATGGCACAAAAATATAGTATACAATTATTAACGGCTTCAACATCCGAGTGGAATGCGTCCCAATACGTTGTTCCCAAAGGAGAGCTGATAGCTGAGTTACAAATAGATGGAAAAATACAATTAAAAATCGGTGATGGGTTACATAAATTTTCTGATTTATCATATGTAGCCGATAAGGGTCCAAAGGGAGATACTGGTATGTCGCCCACAGTATCAATATCAAAAGAAAATGGTGTTGCAACTATAACTATTACTGACAGTTTAGGGGAACACCCATTCCAAGTAAATGATGGAATATCCCCTACGGTTAGTACGGAAAAGATTGATGGAGTCGCTACAGTTATTATTACAGATGCCGATGGTGAGCATCCATTTACAGTTAATGACGGCATATCGCCAACAGTAAACACTTCTAAAGTGGATAGTATAGCAACAGTTACAATTACCGACGAAAGCGGCCTCCATAAATTTACTATTAAAGACGGAGACAAGGGCGATCCTTTTACGTTTGAGGATTTAACTGATGCGCAAAAACTAGAACTCAAAGGTGACACTGGCGAGGGCTTTGAAATTCAAGGCACATATGATACGTTAGAGCTTTTAGAGGCTGGCGTTACATCTCCTATGCCCGGTATTGCATATGGTGTTGGTACGGCTGCCCCATATGATATTTATATATACGATGGAGTTAAATCAGCTTGGATAAATCATGGGCAACTACAAGGCGCAAAGGGTGAAACTGGTGCAGTATTTATTCCAGCGGTAGCAGAGAACGGTGATTTGTCATGGTCAAACAATGGTGGATATACGAATCCGACAGCTGTAAATATTAAAGGCGTAGGTGTTGAGAGCATTGAGCGCACATCTGGTGATGGTTCTCCTGGTTCAGTAGATACTTATACTATTACTTATACTGATAGTAATACAAGCACATTCAATGTAACTAATGGTTCAGCTTTAGATATCTCGGGCAAACTTGATCTTGCAGGAGGTATAATGACTGGCTCTTTGATTTTGAATGCAGATCCTACAGAAAATCTTGAAGCGGTCACTAAGCAATATGTAGATAATCTTATTGGTGATATTGATGCTGCTATGGATGCTATTAATAACGTAATTGGAGGTGCGTCGTAATGTCTGTTGCAAGTAAACTTACAAGTATTGCTGAAAGTTTGCGGGTCAAATTAGATGCAATTAATACAAAATTAACAGCTAAGGGGCAAACCGAGGCGGCAAATTTAAATGAAGTGCCAGATAAAATTGAGGCTATTGAGACAAAAAAACAGGATGTTCTAAACTTGGTATCTGGTATTACAAAATATACAGATTCATTTGAAATTAATGGAGAGCTTAGAAGTAACGTACTTGTTCAGCCATCTGATTTTTCGGACGAAAGCACTATAACTTGGAATTCTAGAGCAGACAGTTATTTTTCTCACTCTATAGAGAACATTGAGGGTAGCGAAAATGGTAGTGTAATGGTTTTAAATCCTGTTAGAACAACAGAGACAAGTGTTTATAATTTATTTTGGTTTAACTCTACTGTCGATGCAAGCACATCAGAACCCAGAACGTATTTAATCGCCGTAAGAGCAAAAGCAAGCGAAACTATTACGTCATATTTTCCAAATATGGCAATTACATATTATCCAACAGGTTCAACAGGTGCCAAGTTTTTATATTTTTCTTATACCCCCACAACAGAATGGCAGACTTTTTATGTAATTGCAAATATACCTGAGAATTATTATTTAAAAGATATAACAATGTGTTTTTGTAGTAGAGGAATAACACATTACATTGATTGGATTGCAGCTTATGATATTACTGGGACAGATTTTGATCATATGACATTTGGTGCAAAGGCTACGGCTACCACATCCGATGTGCTTTCTGGTAAAACTTTTTACAAAGATGGCGTTTGTTATACTGGAACTATTGCTACTAAAACTCAAAGTGATTTGAAAACGTCAGGTTTTACAGTTAGCATCCCTGCTGGATATTATGCAACAGCAATAGATCAACCTATTGGCTCAACAGAAACATGGACATTTACTATGTCAAACGGCACTACTCAAACTAAATCTGTAGGAGTGAGTACGTTATGAGTTATGATTTTTCTAATGTAGCAAAAATAAGTATTCCTGAGGGCGAAGTTAATAAAATCACCAATGCGTCTGGAAGTGTAGTTTGGAGAAAGCCATATGTTTGGACAGAATATACTGTTGTCACGAGTATAAACTATGATGTTACTTGGAGCGATAATTCGTCTTCGCAAAGGTATACAACATCCGTTGGTATCCCCATCGACTTACAGGCGTGGAGCGGTTATAACGTAAATGATTCTGCGGAATTTGAAGGCTCCGGACAACGATATACAAACTCTGGCGGTTTAATAGTGTATGCTACCAGCCATAGTTACTCGACTTATCCGTATGTGACATATTTTGATGGAGAAAATCGGATTTGGAAAGTTATAAGTGTAACCTATTCTTCGAATATGGATAGGTTTACCATAAAATATTATACTGGCACAGTAACCTCGTCTTCTGTTGAATCACGTGGAATTACAACTGGGAGATTTATGATATCCAATAATGCAAGCGCGTATCCTGTTAACGGTATCCAAAATGGATATTGGTATCTTAGGACACAAATTGGTTATACCAAATAACACATAGGTTATAAAAAAGGAGAAAATAAAAAATGAAATACATAAATATTATTAAAGCTCAAGCCCCAATACATTATATGGCAAAGATGAAACTTCCTATTAAGGAAAATAAAAAATCTCGTGCTATTTTTAAAATGGTACTTGCAATAGATGAATTTGCAGCATATATCAAAGAGGAAGAAACGAAAATAATCGAAAAATATAAAGGTGTCATTCAATCAGATGGTTCAATCCAGTTTGGCAATGACCAAGATGGCGTTGATAGAGCAAATTTGTGTGTTAAAGAAATTGCCGAATTCGAAAACTCTGACGTGGATTGGAATTATGAAGTTGTGCGACTTTCCGAAGAATCACTGGCTGATGCATCAGATTTTTCTTTATCGCCAGAAGAAATATTCTACTTAGAAGGTTTTATTGAATTTGAATAAAGAGGAGAGGATGGTAATGTACCGTCCTCTCTTTGTTGTTATAGGAGAAAATAATTATGGTTATATGTGGAATTGATGCAAGTACAAATAAGACTGGTATTGCTATATTTATGGACGGTGAGTATATTGTGCATACATTGATTGATTTGCACAAGGAATCTAATGCTGATGTGCGTATTCCAAAAATGATGTGCGAGATATGTGCTTTTCTAGATCGGTTTGGTATAGACAAAATTATTATGGAAAAAAGCATTTTAAAAACTAATGTTGATACCGTTCAAAAGCTAAGTAATATCGCTGGGGCGGTAATGTTATATGCGGCACAGCATGATATTGAATTTGAAAACCCTGTGCCTTCTGTGTGGAGAAAACGTATAGGCTTGCAGCAGTCTAATAAGATTAAACGGACAGCACTTAAGCTCGAGGCGGTACAGGCTGTGAAGCAAGAATACGATATGAATGTTACAGACGATGAAGCAGAGAGCATTTTGATTGCTCGAAGTGGCTATAAGTTGCCGACGATTGAGGTAAAAGCTGACAAAGTTTTATGGGGCAATGAATGAATTTGAAATGGAGAAAAGGAGATTTTTTTTATGAAGATTACAGCTAAACAATTTGTTGAAGATTTTCAAGAAAATAATATTCAAAATACAAAAATAAATGAACATGCGGTAGAAGATTATATCAGAAAAAAGTTAGAAATTAAAGAGTATATTCCATTTACGGAAAAATGTAAAATTATTGAAGTGGTGGTAGGCAAGAGTATTGTTGAAGAAAACGGAGTAAAGCGAGTTGACCCTATAAGTCAATATATCAGTTTTGTTATTGCCATGCTAGTGGCACATACTTCGTTGGATATCACTCAGGATAATCCAATTAGTGATTATGATACTCTTTGTGAAACAGGGTTGTTAGAGCCAATTGTGATGTTATTCCAAAAAGACTATGACGAATGCAAAGTAGTGCTTGATATGCTTGTATCTCAGGCACTTGAAGATAATAATTTTAATGTTATTGTTGGTAAGTTTCTAAATGGCATTTTAGCTCATATAGATGTTTTTGCTACCACGCTAAAAGAATCTATGGGTAATGTCGATATAGCAAAAATACTAGGAGACAACTTTAAAGAAGAAGATATGGTAAAACTACATAGTTTCTTAGACTCATACAATAAATAATTTTTCGAGGAGTTGATTCAATATGGCACAAATCATAGATGAAAAAGCATTAGATAATGCTATTGATGAATTGTTTAAAGATTATAAGAAAGCACTTCGAGTTGCTGCACAAGAAGCCATTGATAAAGCAAGAGATGATATATATATTAAATCAATTTCTTGTTTAGTTGATTATTATAATGATTATCCACCAGCAAATTACACGTTAAGTTATAATCGCACATACAATTTAATGAAATGTTTAGTGCCATATTCTAATCCAGTAAAAGAAACGGCAGATGGTTATGATTGTGAGGCGGGAATAGAATATAACGGGTCATTGCTAGAAAATACTTATTCTGGTTCAAAACAATATAGCCCTACTGACCCAAACTGGATTATAGACAATTATCTTGCTGGTATTCACCCTCGAACTGATGGCAGCAGCGAAATTGGTGGGGGTAATTATGAAGAGGAAAAATATCAAGGAACAGTGGTTCCTTTTAATATAATGAACAACTATATAAATAGTTATAATGATACTTTTAATAAAAATTTAAGATTTTCATTGAGTAAGCAAATTTTAAAACTTACAAGAAAGTGAGGTGAAACTTATGGCAAGTAAAAGACAAGAATTTTATATGTCTGTAAAAGCAATCTTGGATAAGACTCAGGCAAAGAAGGATGCTGCTGAATTACAAGAGCTTTTATCGCAGACTAAAATAGATTTTGATACTCCTGAATTCGAAAGCAAGGTACGAGCTGTAGTTCAAAAAATGAGCAAGGAAACAATGTCTGTTATTGGTCAAGGTTTCAACGAAGCATTAAGGCTACTTGGTACGGAACAGATTAATATTGACAGTTTAATTCAGATGCCCAATGCCGATATGTGGACAGAAATGGGCAAAATGGCTGGGCGGTTTTATGGCGAAGGGTTACAAGAAGCAGTTAAAAAGGCTCTAGAGGGTATTGATTTATCAGCACTAAACGGTCAGAAAAAAACTCATGGATGGATTAAGAATCTTGGTGAAATAGATCAAGCTCTTAGTAGATTAAAAGACAAAAAGGGTAATATTAGCCAAACTAAGGCAAAAAAGATTCAGGAAGGATTTTCTCCTAAACCAAGAAAGCAAGAAGAAGCACTTTATACTCAGATAGAAAAACTCCAAAAGAGTTATTCCGACAAGGATGAATGGGAAGTAAGATATGCTAACTTAGTAGAGTATATTAAATTATATGAATCCTATCAGGAGAAATTTAAAAATGTGCCTAAAGAGTTAGCTTCCATAGGCAAATTCACTTATAAACAGGTAAAATCTATTGAACCACAATTACAGACATCATTGCAAAATATATTTAATGTTGCCGCAGGTAAACAGCCAATAGGTTTAACTGAAGGTGGTACTGTCGATGTAAATGTAATTCCACGTGTAATAGAAACATTGGATATGTATGATATTCTTGGTGGTAAAGATAAAATCAAAGTTCCTGTTGAAGTTAAGGTAGAAAACGAACCAAAGCAGAGTAGAGTGACTCCTAACGCGCTTAGAGGTGTTCAGCCACCTGAAGAGACTGCTGGTAATAGATTGTCTTCTAGAGAGTATTTAGGTGGTACATATTGGGTTCCAAATGCGTTTAAAGACATTGCCAAGAATTACGGAGATGGCGGTAATGTCTTAAAGGCGGCGCTGAAACCACTTAATGAACTTATAGTATCTGTTGATGGTTTGGAGTTTAAAGACTTAGATAAAAATCAGTTATTGTCATATTTGTTCCCCGGATTTGATAAGTATGAACAGGGTGGACAGCAAGGTGATGCTTCACAAAAATTCTTCAACGAGATGGCACGACAGGCAGGCTTTGATTCACTTGTTATTAAAGAAGTTAACGAGGGCGGAAACGAACTAGTTGACACGATTGCTGTACTACAAGAAAGAATCACCCATTATACTGAGGCAATCCCTGAGTATTATGATGTTGAAAAATTAACCCCTGACCAAGAACGGGTTGTTTTATCTCAACAGAAAGGCTCTGCTGAAAGATGGTATGGCGAGACTATAAATAGATTGCACCAAGAGCGTGATGTAGCTTACGCTAATAGGGATGATATTAAAGAAGAAAATAAGGTAAAAATTATTGATTCGGTTATTCCTATGTTAGAGCAAATGAAGGCAAAAGCAATGGCGGCATTTGACCAAGCGATTCAACCGCTAGGTGGATATCTTGAAGAAGAAGTTAAGCGTGGTTTGCCGGAAGTTATAAAGGATGTAGATGGTGGGCGAAAGGTTGCTTTGATTCAGGAGGATACTTTAAAATCATATTTATCAGAATATTCTGAACTATCTTCCAAAAAGACTAGAACCAAGGCGGAAAATGCCCGTATAAACGATATTAATAATGCCATTACACCTGTTGTGTCAGAGAACGACATTGATAATGTTTATGATTATTTAGATGCGTTGTCTGAAGGTGCTAAAACAATAGATGAAGTGTTTGATTTTTTAGCTCCCAAAATAAGTTTTAAACCTAATAATTTTGTCAATTCTGTGACAGAGCCTAATATATCAGGTACAAAGCAGCCCTCGAATGACAATAATGTTAATAAAACAATTCAGTCTTACGAGGAATTGTGCGAGGTTGTTAAAAGATATAACGAGCTGGTGCTTAAGAATAAAACGGAAGGGCAAACCTTTACGGATATTGATCGTGAGGAACTAGATGGTTTAACTAATAGAATTCAGGCTACTCGTGATTTAGTTGCGTCTGATGATATTGTTAATGAAATCAATGCTTTTGACCGAACATTAAGTGCCTTGGGTACTACTACACCCGAAAAACTTGCACATTATCTTGGCATAGAAATTCCAGAGTCTGCACGAGAAGCACGAGATAGTATTGAAGCTGTTAATGATAGTGTAAATGAATTGGATAAGCAACAAAGTAATGGCAGTCAATCGACGTCTGGTGCCGAACCACAGACAAGTACATCTGATACTACTACAGCTGGTAAGGTAGCTATTGACGAGACAGCCTTGAAGAGTATTCTTGATAGTATTACATATAAAGTGCAGGTTGTTAGTGACAACGAATCTTCAGAGCAAGGTACCACAGTTATTAGCGAAGAGTCACTGAAGACAATTTTAAACTCTGTTACTTTTAATGTTCAAGGTTCGTCCGAGGCATCTACAAAAGGCGATAACGCTGGTGCCCCACAAACACAGGCTACTGAAAAAGTAGATGAAAGTTCATCTCAAGCTCCATGGGCAAGAGAAAATACTCTTAGTGGTGAGATTAAGTCAACTTTAGAAGATATTAGAAAGAATACTACCTTAGATGAAAACAATAAACCAGAAGCATCTTTAGGAGAAGATACAGTTTCAAAATTAACAGAGGCAATTAGTAAAATAAATATTACTTCTGACTTAACTACTGAGGGATTGGCCACCCAAGAAACTGTCAGTGGAATTGCAAATCTTGTTAAAAGTATTAATGATAAGATTGTTCAAGGAACAAAGGTTGTTGAAAAGGGTCATGGAACAACTTCTGATAGTACTAAAAAGACTAATAAAACTGGAACTATTAATCATGGACAAGCTGAAGGAACATCTGGTTCTCCTCAAAAAATGTTTGATTATTACTATTGGCTCGAAGAGCAAATGGAGAAATTTAAGAATAATGTCAAATATTTTAATGCATTAAAAAATGTTCGTGATAGTATAACACCTAAAATTGTAGGATTCTATGATGAGCTTGAAAAAAGTGGCAAAGAAGCCCCTACTTGGATGAAGTCTTTAAACCAAAAGCATGGTTTGCATATGGCACAAATTCAAGGTGGAGAAGATTATTCTGATAGTTTGTCCATAGAGAAGAAAGCGTTAGAGCTATTAAAAGAAGAATATAGACTTAAATCAGAAATTTTTAATTTAGACCAACAGGGTGCAACAGAAGAAGATTTAAAACCACTTCATGAAAAGCTTGGAATATATCAGTCTATCAGAAATGTTATTGAAGATGGCATGGATGATAGTGCATTAACTAGATATGCTACACAAGCTGCGGCAGTTCAGGGCAAGGGAGAGGACAAGTTAACTGTTGCGAATATTAAGTCTAGCATTAAGGCACGAGCCGAAGAGGCTAAAAAGGCTGTACAAAGCGTAAAAGAAGAAGAGCAACAGGAAGCAAATGCTCTTAAAGAGCTTAAAAAGTTATATAGTGAACTCGGAGTACTTCAGGCTAAAAAACAAGCGTCTGACAAAGGTAGTGCTGTAGCAACAGAATTAAGAGCACAGATTAGTGCTAAAAAATCAGAAATTGCGGCAAAACAAGTTGACCATAACGTCAATCAACAGCTTCTTGAAGATGAACGGCAATTATCATATGAAAAGGAAAAAAGTTCAATTGCTATGCAAAATGCCGCTAGCAAGGATGCTACTGCGACAAAAGAAGAAGCTACTGCCCTTAAAGAACTTAAAAAATTATATGAAACCCTAGGTAAGCAAAAGGCTATCATGGACGCCGCTACACCAGGGGCACAATATGACAAGGCAAAAAGTGATTATGATAAAACTGTTGCCGATATCCAAAACATTCCTAAAGTCTCTAATTTTGAAGCGGAAGATGAAATTGACATTTATAATAAGGCTTATGAGGAACAAAAGAGAGTGCTTGAAAACGAAAAGAAAATTCAAGACGAAAAGCAAAAAACGAATGATACACTTAAACAAACTAAACAAGCACTTGAAGAAATTAAAAAGCTTTATGCCGAGCTTGGTAAATGGCAAGCTATATTAGATACTAGTTATGATGATTCTTACGTTGCTCAGGACGCACAACTGAATATTGATAGACTGAAAGAAGAAATTGCAGCAAAAAAAGAAAAGGTAGATATTTCTGAGAAAGAATTACAGCAAATATATGAAATTGCTAAGGCAGAAAAGCAACGTGCTATAGCATCACAACGGTCCAAACAAGGCGATAAAAGCACACTTAAACAGCAAATAAAGCAATCTCGTGAAAATGCTCGTTTTAATCGTGCAAGTTCTGTATGGAACGCAGGTGTTAGCACGATGGAGTCCTTGTGGAAAATCGATGATGATTCTATTGATATATCACAAATCAATGTCGTTAGACAAGTAAATGATGCATTAAATGCACTCAAGGCCACTAGAGATAAAGTAGCCCAACAAGGTAGCACTATTAATCCAAATGACGAGGCTTTGTTAAAGGCACAAACACAAGATGTTGCAAGACTTAGTACCCAAGTTAAAGAATTGATTCAAAATTACGAGCAATTAAGTGGTGAAAACAGTATAGAGATAGGCAAGCTTGGCATTGGAGATCTTCGAGACCAATTAATAGCTGCGGTACAAGAGTTTACGCATGGTAAGGCCGTAATTGGCGATTTTGACGCGACAACTGGCCGACTAGAATATACGGTTAAAACAGGAGCTCATGAATTTACTAAATATACTGCGGCAGTTAGAGATGCTGACGGATCTCTTAGGGCTATGCAAGGTACTACAAAACGTACTGAAACATTCTTTGAAGCAAGTGCTCGTAAAATGAAAGAGATTTCTTCTTACATTACTGGCATGGGACTAATAAGTCGAGGAATGCAAGAAATTCGTCAGGGTATTACTTATGTTAGAGAAATTGACAGTGCTTTAACGGAATTGAGAAAGGTAACTGATGAAACAGAAGAGAGCTATGATCGATTTTTGCAGACGGCATCCAAAACGGCTGCTAAAGTTGGTAGCACGGTTAAGGATGTTGTTAGTTCGACGGCTGATTGGGCCAGACTTGGCTATAGTATGGAAGATGCGGCTAATTTAGCGGAGAGCACTTCTGTACTAATGAATGTATCTGAGTTTACAAGTATTGACAATGCAACATCGGCACTGATAAGTACAATGCAGGCGTTTGGATATGCTGCTAAAGATAGTATGCATGTAGTTGATGTAATGAACGAAATTGGAAACAACTATGCAGTTTCTAGCGATGGCATAGCAACGGCATTACAAGACTCGGCAAGCTCATTAATGGCAGCGAACAACAGTTACCAAGAAGCGGTTGCATTAGTAGCGGCAGCAAATAAGGTAGTTCAAGATCCGAACTCTGTAGGTAGTGCCCTCCGTACAATTTCTTTGCGTTTACGTGGAACGAGCGTTGACGAATTAGAAAGTGCTGGAGAAGACACGACCGGAGTAGTTACATCTAAGAGTAAATTAAGAAGTAAAATTAAAACGCTTTCTGGTGTTGATATTTTAACCGACACGGGAGCTTACAAAAGTACGTATGAGATATTGCTTGAGATTTCCAAAGTTTGGGATCATATGAGTGATATTGATCAGGCTGCACTTTTGGAAATTATAGCTGGTAAATTTTACCAGTATGTATGGAAACATGCATATAGAACACATCTAAACCCAGTAACCCCTAAAGCCCTATTACTACAATGCGGATGAAACAAGCTGGCATGAATGCAACGAAAGTAAAACAACAATAGGGATGATATATGGACAAAATCCTAAGTATTGATGCAATGGGTGTTTGGGCGCGAAGTCCCGAAAAGGGATGTGTCAACAGACTATGGGAATGTCACCCAGTAAGATACAAGCTTATGGTATCTGAAATGATGTGGCGGTAGCTGTATAGCCCGTTAAAAAATAGTCGAAACATTTATGGAAACATAAAGAAGTATTTAGTTGTGGGAGATTATAGATATGAAAAAATTTGATATGGAGTATTCTACTCAATATACTCCAGAAAAAATATATTTATTAGCACACGGAATTACCCCTTCGTTTGTTAAAGTAATTAATGGAGTAACAACATATAAGTATACAAAAACGCCAGAGCTGTTTCAGTTGTTGGCGATTTTTTATGCACAAAAATAATTTTTATAAAAGGATAATATATAGGTGATAATATGAGAAACTGTTGGACTAATGATGAAATCGCAATAATACAGAATAATTATAGAATGTTTTCCGACAAAGAACTAATGGAATTAATCCCAAATCATTCAGAGGCATCCATTGCAACCAAAAGAAAACATATGGGGTTACATCGTACAAATCGAAAATACACATATAGTGACGTTCAAAATACATGCAAAGAAAGAGATTATACTTTGTTGTCAACTGTTTTTATTAGTTGTGCGAATGATGTTGATTTTATTTGTAATAAGCATCCAGATAGAGGAGTTCAGCATGTAACCTATGGGCATATGTTAGAAGGAAAAGGCTGTTATTGGTGTGGTCGTGAAAAAGTTGAACAAGCACGTAAAGATATGGTTTCGATACAACAAAAAATAGATATATGCAATGATAATGGGTTGGAATATATGGGGTGTAATTACAAAGACAATCTTCTTAATATTGAATTCATTTGTAGAAAACACAGAGAAATTGGTATTCAAACAATGAGATATCAAAATATGAAACGGGGTATATGTGGATGTAGATATTGTTCAAAAGAAAAAGGCATTATAAAATCAAAAGGAGAATTGGAAGTAATAGATACATTGCAATATTATAATATTGATTTTATTGAACAAAAAATTTATTTAGAATGCAAAGATATAAATTACTTGCCTTTTGATTTTTATTTACCATTTTATGATATTTTGATTGAGTTTGATGGTGAACAGCATTATTTCCCCGTTAGGTTTCATGGTATGGACGAGCAGGATGCAGAAAATAATTTTTTGTATGTACAAAAACACGATAAGATAAAAACAAAATTTTGTATTGAGAATGGTATTCCTTTGATTCGTATTCCATACACCGAACGTGGTAATATAAAAATATATTTAAAAGAGCAATTGCAAATTCTTAATATCTTATAAATTAATACACAACTAATACTGGTTAGGTGTTGCGAACCTAATTGAATATAATTGAAAAATAGAGCCAATACTGCGGCTGCTATACTTAGTAACCAAGTAGACCTCGAAAATGCATATGTTGATGCACTTGGAGCCGAGGGCTCTGCGTATGCCGAGAATGAAAAATATTTAGACAGTATACAAGGCAAGCTCGACCAATTCACTAACGCTGTCCAAACGATGTGGAGCAATACCTTAGATGATAGCTGGATTAAGGGTTTTGTAAGCTTTGGTACTATTATAATTCAAACAATTGATAAAATTGGCTTATTAACTACAGCTTTAATTGCTCTAGGTGCCGTTTCTATGATCAAAAATAAGACGGGACCAATAGTCTTTTTACAAGATTTGACTAAATTTGCAACTGACGCAAATGCTAAAATAGCAAATTTCCCAAAAACTATTAACACTTTAGTACAAGGTACTCAACGGTTAACTTCAGCGACATTAGAACAAGCAGTAGCAAATGGCTCTTTGACAACTTCGGAAGCTATTCGTCAAGCAACAATGAGTGGATTAGTATTGTCGCAAGTTTCATTAACTGCCGAGGAGGCAAAAGCATTATTGGCGACTACTGCTTTAAACGAGGTTGAACAACAGAATATTATTACAAAATTAGGTTTGTCGTCCTCATCTCAAAAAGTCACTCTTGCTATGCTTCAACAAGCCGTAGCAACTGGTAAATTAACAACTTCAGAAGCAACACAAATGGCACTTGCTTCTGGATTAATAGCTAAAGAAACGGCGTTAACTGCTGCGCGAGCTACTAAAATATTAACTACCAATGGAGTTGCAGCATCTGAGGCAGGAGCTATTGTTTCTGCGTTAGGTCTTGGTAAAACAACGCAAACATTAACGGCAGCTACTATTGAACAAGCTGTAGCTAATGGTTCTTTAACAGCATCTCAGGGTGCCGTGGCTATGTCTTTATTAACAACTCAGGGTGCAGCAGTAGGACTAATTGGTACATTGAAAGCATTATTAGCTACCATATGGCCATTGTTGGCAATTGGTGCTGCTATTTTTGCCATTGTCAAGATAGTTGATGCTGTCGTGACAACAACCGAAGAGCTTGAAGAAGAACTTTCTGGATTAAAATCCGAACTCTCAGATATTCAATCAGAGCTTAATTCTGTAAATTCAGAATTGGAAACGACGCAAGAGCGCATGGATGAACTCCTTGCACTACCGTCTTTGTCATTTGTACAACAAGAAGAATTACAAAAATTACAAAAAACGAATGCGGAGCTACAAAGAAGACAAAAGCTATTAAAGGGAGAAGAGGAAAGAACAAAAAAACGAGTAAATGCAAAGGCTGCTGAAACTATAGAGTCACAATTAAAAGAAACATCATATAATGGGAAATGGTATGATGTTGTTGCAAACGCCGCAAATAGGGCATTGCAAGGGGCGATTACAGGCGCAACAGCAGGTGCTTTTATTGGTGGTGTTGGCGCAATTCCTGGCGCTATTGTAGGTGGTATTACAGGTGCCGTGGCAGGCGTTGGAGAAGAACTTATTGGCAATCGTATTTCAACAAAAGATAAACTATCTAAGGAAATTGCGGGATACGATGATTTAATAAAAGAAAAAGAGCGTATTGAAACAGAATTGACTACCGCAGATGGTACTAAAAAGAAATTCTTGTGGTGGGAATTTGACTCAGATGCCGATAAGCTTAAAAAAGATTTAAAAGACATAGAAAAAGAAATTACTGAAACAGAAGAGTATATTGATAATACTTTTAATGAGCTGGGGTTTAATCTTGAAGGAATCGTTTATGGTGATGGCTATGATGAGCTTTTAGATTTTTACTATGAATACAAACATAAATGGGAAAATATTTATGGTAGCGACGGGGCTAAAGCAAATGCAATTGAGTTTGTTTTTTCAAAAGATGAGTTCTCCGAAATATCTAATAGTATAGACAAATATGTAGAAAAACTAAAAGACGGTGATAAATTAGCTGCATCAGAAATTAAAAACATCATTAGCAACAACCAACAGCTTGTAGATACGTTAAAAAAGCATGGTGTAGAATTGCAAGATGCTCTTGATTATTTTGTATTAGAAGAAGGTATTTTTGATTCAAATTCCATAAGTGGTATCACAAACCAATACGCAAAGGCTATTGATATTTTAAAACGAATTGCCATAGATAGGTCGGAAATTGAAAAAGAATTAAAAAAATATGCTAATGATGGAAATGTAGATTTACTTAACAGGCCATTAATAGACGCTTCAGAATTGGTTCGGGTCGGCTGGGAAGATGCTGGTGAAGGCACCGCAACAGTCTTTAGTAGTACATATTCAAATGAAAACGGCACTATTGCGATGAACTTTACGCCAATCCTTCCTGATGGTAGTAGAGTATTAGGTCCAGAAGAATTACAAAGATACGCGGAAGATATTATTTCTGGAGTTCGCGAAGATGACTTAAATCTTAAAATTGGTGCGACATTTGAAGGGGAAGACGCAATAGATCAAGCCGTAAATGTGGCAGAAGAAATCCATAATCTTCAAGATTTGTATTATTTACCGTTTGAAATTGAGTTAGAAGATGGTGTCACAGAAGAAATAAACTGGGACGATTTATTCGAATGGGACGAAGCAAGTAAACAATGGAAGGCGCAAAGTGCTCAATTCTCTAAAGTTTTAAAAGGTATTGATGAAGATTGTAGAAATACTTTTATGTCTTTATCAGAACAGGTTAAAAATGGAGAGTTGACTTTAAATCAAGCGGTCAATTCTTTAAGTCATGCTGGTAGTCTTGCTGGCCTAAAAGTAATAGAAGCGCAAATTGTTGAGTTAAATAATACAGAATTTAGCAATATTAGCGATGAGTTGTCTGGTGTTATTGATACATTTTCAGAATTTGGAGCGGCATTAGAAGAAGTTGCATCTGCTATGGACCTTTTAAATACCGCTCAAACCCAAATGAATAATGCGGGTCGAATTTCTGTTGTTACTACGCTAGATATTATTAATACCACTGATAGATGGAATGAAATTTTATCAATCGAAAATGGTAATATTCGTTTAGTAGGCAATGCTGCAGAAGTTTTAGTTGAAGATAAACTCTCTTTAATTAAGAGTAATCTTCAAAATGCATTATCGACGGTGGAAGAGCAACTTGCTATGGTTGAAGCAACTAAAACATCTGACGAGATGGCAATGACTATGGAAGAATCTACTAACCAAGCGGTTCGTCAGTTAGCGGGTAGTATGGCTTATTTAACTACTATGACTGAAGCATATACTCGTGCAGCAAACGGAGAGAAAATTGATGTAGATGATTATATCGAACGGGCGACAATTGCCCAACAGGAAGCATTAGATGCTTTAAATTGGAAAGTTAATTCTGCACGTGATGTAGGAACAGAAGCACTTGAAAAAAAGAAAGAAGAGCTTGAGGCGCAAATTGAGATACTCGAAGGTATAGACTCTGTAGACAGTTTTAAAAATTATTATGATTTTAGTGAAACACCAGGCGATAAGTATGCCGACAAAAGTGGTAAAAGTTCTGATTCTGCCCTTGAAAAACTCAAAAAGGAATACGAGAATAAAATTTCCTTACTCGAAAATCAGAAAACGTATATTGAAAACGAAATATCTCGTCTAGAAGCATCCGACCAACAAGTTAGTAGAAATTTATACGAAGAACAGATTAAGCTCGAACAGCAGAAGTTAGCACTTTATGAAAAAGAAAGAAAAAAACTACTCGCTCAGATGTCAACTGTAGCTAAAAACTCCGACGAGTGGTATGAATATGCCGATGCCATCTGGGAGGTCGAGCATTCTATTCAAGAGACAGCAATATCCGTCGTAGAGCTTCAAAAAAAGATAGCTCAACTTTATATTGATGTCTTTAACAAAATAGATGAAGCATATAGTAAAGAGCAAAGCTTACATGACAAACGCATAGAAGCTCTTGAAGATGAAATTGAGCTTTTAAAGCTTCGTAATGAATATGCTACTATTTCTCCTGAAACTTATAACCAGTTAAGTGCTGAAGAAGATGCGAAAATTCAAAGTAATCAAAATGAAATTACTAGACTGAAGGCATTACTACAAAAGGGCATTGATGAAAATGGCGAAGCACTGACAGAAGAAGATATCTATGATATGTTGGAAACTATCTATGAAAAAGAGGCAGATATTCGCCAAAGCAAAATAAAAAAAGAACAGTATAAGCAAGACAAAAAACAAGCACATTTAGATAGATTCAATAATACATCAGAAGCATATGATAATTTGGCCAACGTTTATCAAGGTAATTATGATAATGCAGAATATTACAAGAAGTACGCAGACTTATATGGTATAAGTATTCCAAAAGAAATTTTAGATTATCAAACCAGCCAGCTGGAACAACAAGTTCAAGTAACTCTGAACAAAAAAGCCGAGCTGGAAAGACAATTAGCTGAAGCAATTGCTAGCGGCGACATTCAAGTTGGCGATTCTCAATGGCTTGAAATGGTCAACGCAATTAATGATTGCACTTCTGCGGCAAATGAATTCCAGTATCAGATTGCCGAGGTTGCGCAAGAAATAAATGCTTTATCTGTTGAAAAGTTCAATGATATAAAAGATGCATTCAGTAATGTTAATGACGTATTCAGTGATAGACAGTCATATATAGAAGAATATATGAACTATCTCGAAGCACTGGGCATAACTGTCCCTGCAGAAATGTACGAAGAACTTATTGCTAACGAAGAGCAAAGACAAGCATCTAATATGGCAAGTCTCGAATCACTTCGTAGTCAACTTGCTGAAATGGAAGCTAATGGTTATACTGCAGAGGACGATGAATGGGTTCAGGCTCAAGCAGATATTCGTGCATTAGAAAAAGAAGTATTGGCGTCCGAAACAGCAATGGCTCAATGGAACAAGACCATACAAGAAATGAGTTTTGAGAAGTTTGATGAGTTCTTGAAGAGGATACGGGATGTTTGTGACGAGCTTGAGAATGTTTATGGTCTTATATCTGATGAAGATGTTGCTCTTGAGGATGGTTCTTGGACAGAAGAAGGCATTATGTCTCTTGGACTAATGACTCAGAAGATGGCGATAGCCAAAGAACAGGCGGCCGAATATGCAAAAGAAATAGAAAAACTTGAAGAAGAATACCAAAAAGGTACAATGAGCGAACAGGACTATTATGATAAATTAATGGAACTGAAAGATGGACAATGGGAAAGCATCAACGCATACAAAGATGCAAAAGATGCTATTATTGACATTAATGAAGCTCGTATTGATATGATTGAGCAGGGTATTCAAAAAGAAATTGATGCTTACACTAAACTAATAGACTTGAAGAAAAAAGAGTTAGATGCCGAACGTGATCTATATAATTTTAGAAAAGATATTAAATCTCAGACAAAAGATATAGCCACACTTGAGCGCAAAATAGCAGCAATGTCGGGATCGACAGATGCTGCAACCATTGCACAGAGGTCGAAATTAGAAGCTCAGTTGCGCGAAGCCAGAGAATCACTTAACGATACATACTACGACCATGCTATGGATTCGCAAAGCAATGCATATGATGACGAACTTGACAGCTATACCAAATCAAAAGAAGACTATGTTAAACAACTCCGTGAAGCTTTAAAAGATGTAGAAAAAATAGTAGCTGATAGTATGGCACAAGTGCTTGTCAATGCAGATTCAGTGCTGACAGGCTTGAATAATGTTTCGTCAGAATACGGCGTAACTTTGTCAGATTACCTAATGCTCCCATGGCAAAATGCCGCGCTGCAAGCTACAGCATATAAAGAAAGTGGCATTCTCGATTTAGCCGACTTCACTAACCAAACAGGAATCTATAGTGGTATAATTACTGAACAAATTAACAATCTGTTCGGTAATGGTTCATTGGCTGCGGGTCTGTTCCAAACAAGTGTCGAAGGTGTTGTGGAATCTGTCAGAGTGACTGTTAATGAAGCTACTTCTCCTTTAACTTCTGATTTACAATTGCCTTGGCAGACAGTTAAAGAGTATGCACAAAATACATTTGCTCCAGAAATAATGTATGCCCTACAAAGTGTAGCTGATGACGCCTCTGGCAAAAAAGAACAGTTAACAAATGATTTAATAATCGCTTTCCAAGAGGGAGTAAATAATGCGGAAGAATTTAATCAAGTGGTTATAGATGCATTGAACGACGTTATAAACAAATCTGATGATTTTGCCGATGTTGTTCCCTCAAATGTCACTGCGCCTTCAGACGATCCCTGGAGCTTGTGGTCTAGTAATGTTCAAAATCTCATTCAAAGGATTATTGATAAAGCAAACGATGCTGTGACAGCTATTAATAGCATGAATAATGCTGCCAATAATGCACAGAGCATAGCTGATACTATTAATAGTACTGGTACGAGTGATAATGGAGGAAAAGGAAATAGTGGAAGTACTAAAACCAGTCAACCTACATCGTCATATCCACCAATTGGATCTCAACATACCAAGTATACGGAAGCCGATGTGAAGGCATTGCAAAGTGTTTTGAATTCATTGTTTAGCACAGGATTGACCGTTGATGGCAAGCTAGGCCCTGCTACTAGTGCAGCTATCAAGAAAGCACAGAGGATTATGTATCAAAACGGAAATGAAACAATGAAAGTGCAAGATGGTTTGTATGGTGTGGCAACTAGAGCTGCTATGATTAGTTATATTGATAAAAAAATTGATAACTTGCGCGGTCAAAGTGGATCGTCTATGATGAACCAAGGTATTAAAAGATATACTGATATGAAAAAAACATTGCCCAAAGCATTTTATGCAAAAGGTACAATGGGTATCTCTAAAGACCAATGGGCGATTACCGATGAACCACAGTTCGGTGATGAACTTGTTCTTATCCCTGGTGCTTCAGGAAATCTTTCCTTTATGCGTAAAGGTACTAGTGTTGTACCAGCAGATATTACAAAGCGCATATTTGATCTTGCTCAAACCCCAACAAATGAGCTTGGTAACAACTTAGTTAAAGTATCTATTCCTGATATTTCTACTAATAATAATATTGAACTAACCTTCGATACATTATTGAAAGTGGAAAATGCAACAAAAGAAACTATTCCTGAACTTAAGAAACTTGTACAAGAACAGCTTGACATATTTGCAAGAAAACTTAATTATGGAATTAAAAGAGTTGGACAATAAAATACTATATAACAATCGGAGGGAGATGTCCCTCCTTTTGTTATATAAATATAGTAGTAGTTAGAAAGGAACGGTGATTGTGGCGTGATATCTCCGTACAAAATTAGATTTAGAAATAAGACTAATATAGATTTTGACGCCATTGTCGATATTACATTTTCTGATGATAATGGTGAAACTGACAGTTTTTTAAATAAAGAAGTAGTATCATCCACTAGCTGGGATGGCTCATATAAAAGAATACATGGCTATAAATACAATCAACCTTTAACGGCGACATTGACGTTCGCCAAAAATGATTTTAGTGATTTCAATGACTGGGAAAATAGACGTATGTTATCTTGGCTGTCTGGTAGTAGTGAAATGCAAAAACTTGAAATATACAAAGATGACACCGAAGTTATATCGTATATCTTGTATGGCAACATCGTTACTTTGCAGCAACAAAAAATAACTAATAATCGAGTAATTGGATATGTGTGTGAGTTTGAAAATATATCTCCATACGCTTACTCTTCAATAAAGGTAATAGAAAAAGAAGTAGGTTCTTCAGAGAGTATTTTAATTAAGTGTCGTAGCGACGAAGAAGAGAAGAAACTATATCCAAAAATTACACTTATGATTGGCAATAGTATTTATTTGGATACAACAGAAGACCCTATGCAATCTACTTTTGATATGATGCCTAATACGGTCTATAGATATACGTATAAAGACCCAAAAAGTGGTTTGGATAAAACTGTTCTTTGCGTGAATATTGATGGGCAAAAATATACTTTGGCTGGTACTTTTTCTGGTAGTATTGAGAATCAAACTCCCAATGCTGACACAACAGGCTTATATTATTTGAGTTCTAGTGATATGAGCATATACAAAGGGGTGTACAACGATCAAAGTTACAGCTGGCAACTAATAGGCAAGGTTGGCAATGGTGTAGAAATATCTAATATTTACACCAAAGATGAAAAGATTACTATTACAAAATCTATTATTACGGGTTGCTATAAAAATGAAGTGATAACTTTGGATGGTACCAATCGAGTTATTGCAAGTTCAAATACGCCCTTGCGAGTTTTTGGTAATGATTTTAATTGGAAGTTTCCTTATTTTATTAATGGAGAAAATAATATTACAGTGTCTGGAAATTGTGTAATTAAAATTGAATGGTCTGAACCACGTAAGGTCGGACAGTTATAATTCAAAGGAGGAGTAACTATGAATTTACCATCAAATTTATTTGAGAATTATACTCCACCTTCGGTTTTTCTATGTCAACCAAATAAAGAGATTATAGGAGAGCTACAGATTTATGATTTTTCAGGTGCTTTTAAATTTAATACCTATTCTGAGATTCAATTTTCTGTTGCGAAAACGTATAATGATCCAATACAAGGCAAGAGTGTAGAGAACTTATATTATCCATTAATTGATTCTTTGCGTGTCATTTATATTCTCGGTATAGGGCATTTTATTATTCAAGATGTTCAAGAAAATTTAAACGATTATGATAGTAAAACAGTTTCTTGCTTTTCATTAGAGTATTCTACAAGCACAAAATTCCTTGATACGTTTAGAGTTAATACTGGTGAAGATGACTCTTTGGAATACATTTATCATATGCAAAAAAATGGTGTGGATTATTCTATAGATAGACCATATGTAAATGCTCCGACTACATTTGACCCATATGAACGATATTTTATTAAGGAATATACAGACAATGATTCCTATGTTTATACTGAAGTGAAAATTACAGACGCAAACGCATTTGCTGAATATGATGAACAATTATATATCAAAGCATTTCCTAATATCAGATTTTATAACCCATCTAATCCGGCCTTAAGTTTATTACACATTGTTTTTAATTATATCCCTGAATGGAAAATTGGAACAGTGGATTCAGACTTATGGTTTCAAGAGCGTACTTTTAGCGAAGATCGAATTTCAGTATATGATTTTTTATGTAATACTGCTGCAGAAACTTTTCAATATGTGATACAGTGGGATTCAATTAATGGGGTTGCTAATTTTTACGCAACCGAAGAAGATGGAATTACTGATAATAATGAAATTCAAACTCGCTGGGATACTGACGTATTTATTTCTAGAGAAAACTTGGCGTCACAAATTGATATTAAGTATTCTACTGACGAAATAAGGACAAAATTAAAAGTAACTGGTGGAGACGGACTGGCAATTCGTGATGTAAATCTAGGCGAAAGTAACATAATGAATTTATCTTTTTACAATGACCCTATGTGGCTAGGTAATGATTTATATATTGCATATAATAAATATATCAGTCAAGTGGAAAGTAACACAGAGAAATATACGAATTATATGTCCGCGTGGGTGGCTGCTTATAATGAATATAGTGATTTAATGAATGCTATTCCCATATCGCAAGATGTGCTACGCATCGGAGATAAATTTCAATTATTATATTGTTTGTACAGACCTGTGTACGAGGATGGGGCTTCCGATAACGAAAAAGAAACGGCGATTAATGCTGCAAAAACATCCTTAGAAAAGAAATTAGATTTATACCATGTTAAAGAAGATACAAAATGTAATAAAACAGATAACGTACTATTAACTTTAGAAAATGCTGATTCTGATAGTGCAATTATTCGTGTTTATTATAATAGTGAGGAGTCAGTTTATAAAATTCGTAGAACTATAACCAATGCGGCAACAGGTGTTATTTCTTCAGTAGAATATTCTTTAAGACAATGGGTAACAGAAGTATTAACAGCTAATTATTTAGGATTAAATAATTATACCGTTAAATCAATTGGTATTTTGGGTGCTTACTTATGTCTCGTCAAAGACGAAACAAAAAAAGAAAATGTACAAGATTATGGTATTAAACTTCTTCAAGAAAAGCAATCTGTTTATACTAAAATCTTTATTGTGCAAACTGAAGGTTATTATTCAAAAGAAGGGAACCAGTGTGTTGCTAGTGATACACAACCAACTGGAGAAATAGCCGCTGGTACAAAATGGCTTGATACTGATAGCAGTCCATTAAAGCTTTATATCTATAAGAACGGGGCATGGATAGAGTATGACCCAACAGAGAATAATGAGAATCAGAGCGATTATGAAAATTATGCTCGGTATATAGAGAACTATGAAAAATTACAAGTAGTACAGGAAGTTCTACTTGAAAAAGAATTACGAGCATCATATTTATTAAATGGTGTTGCTGTCAAATCCCGCTATTTTACAAAGGATAAGGTCAATTCTGAAAATTTAATGAGCGTTATTGCTGAGTATTTCCCTGAAGAGTATCAGGAGGGAACTATTACGCTTGTTGGGTACGAACAAGAATTTGGTATTGTTCGTTTCACTATTGGAAGAGATTTAAAAAATGAATATGCTGTGTATATTGGTGACAATGGTATTCCATACATTGCTTATAGTCGTTCACAAGGCGTTAATTTATCTAGAATGAATAGTTTAAAAAAGCAATCAGCAATGGAAAATTTCTTTACAGAAGGAGAGCTAATAAGACTATCTCCTTTCATTAGAGAAGATGAATATACTAATGACAATATTATTTTAACAGGGTATGAATCAGAAGAAGAAGAAATTTCAATTAAAAAAACATTGTTGCAAGAGGCAACAAAGGAACTTAAAAAGATTTGCCAACCTAAATTGTCATTCAGTATAGATATGGCAAATATTATGGCTATACCTGAATTTTTACCGCTAAGAGAACAATTCCAACTAGGAAATTTTGTAAAAGTTGAATTAAGAGAGAATTATATTAAGAGAGCTCGTTTATTAGAGGTCTCTATTAATTTTGATAATTTGTCAGATTTTTCTTGCACATTTGGTGATCTAGTTACTACAAAAGATGAAGTTGATAAAACAGCAGATTTGTTGCAGCAAGCAGTGACAGCTGGTAAAACTGTTGCAGCGAGTTCGTCAAGTTGGCAAAAAGCGGTTGAAAAAAGTACAGCATTAGATAAAGCTATTAAGGATGGATTAAAAGATGCAGCCTTACAGGTTGGTAGCACGTCTAATCAAAGTATCTCGTGGGATTCTCGGGGAATTTTGGGTCGTAAATTAGTTGAGGGTACTGAGAATACATATGAACCAGAACAGTTTCTTCTGAGTAACAATAAGCTTGTATTTACGAATGATAACTGGAATACTAGCAAGGGCGTGTTTGGAGCATTTAATGTAAAAGGTGAAAAAAGATGGGGTATTCTTACTGATTGCATGATTGGTGGATATATTGAAGGATCGGAGATTAAAGGTGGTTCGCTAGAAATCGGGGGAGAAGGCGGGACGTTTAAAGTAAATTCAAATGGCTCAGTTGAAATTCTTGGAGCAGATGGTAGTAGTACATATGCAACAAAAAATGATTTTCAACAGGCGGTTAGTTGGACAATTGAAATTGTTTCTGATGGACCAACAGTTTTTACTGATAAAAGTCAAACAGCTACATTAACTTGTAAAATTTACAATCAAGGTGAAGATAAAACAAATACTATTAGTAGTAGCAAATTTAAATGGATTCGTACATCCGCTGATTCTTCAAGCGACAGTATATGGAATTCTAAACATATTGGAATGAAATCAATAGTTGTTACACATCTAGATGTAGAAAAAAATGCAACAATATATTGTAAAGTAGATGTTGAAACTACGTAAATGGAGATTATGATGATGCTAGTTAGTGAACAGTTAGTTGAAGTAAAAATAGGTAGTAAAAATTTTCAACACTATAAGCAGCTTGGGTACGATGTTAAAACTGGCACAAGTATTAAAGTGCCAGTAGAACATTTAACAGCCGGAAGTCATGCTATAGTTCAAATAGTTTGTGATATATGTGGATGTCTTATCGAAAGACCATATTATGATTATTTAGAAAAACACAACCTTGATATACTTGATATTGATGTTTGTATTAAGTGCAAAAATAAAAAAACAGAACAATCAAATCGTTTAAAATATGGTGTGCCATGTGTTTTTCAAGATAATAATATTAAAAATCAAATTAAAAATATTAATTTGCAAAAATATGGTGTTGAAAATCCTTTTCAATCGGAAGAAATTAAAAATAAAATTAAATTAACATGTTTAAACAAATATGGTGTTGAGTATTTTTCACAAACAGATGAATATAAAACCAAAACAAGACAAACATGTCTTGAAAGGTATGGTGTTGATTTTCCCAACCAAAGCATTTTTGTGAAAGAAAAAGCTATGAAAACAATTTCTCAGAATGGAAATATTAAAACTTCAACGCAGCAAATAAAAGTATATGAAATTATTAAAAACAAATATCCAAATGCGGCACTGAATTATGTGTTTAGTAACTGTTTGTTGGATATTTTTGTTTGTGTAAATGATACTAGTATTGATGTTGAATATGATGGGTGGTTTTGGCATCAAGACCAACAACAAGATATTAAAAGAGATAAGTTTTTGCAATCAAAAGGATTTAAAATACTTCGTATCAGGTCTGGGCATTTAATACCAGATGAACAAGAAATATTTAATAAAATAAATGAATTAGCAGATACTCAGCATTGTTTTAGAGAAATTGTGTTATCAGATTGGAAAGGTCATGATATAGAATATGTACAATAATATTTATTTAATTACTACATAATTACGGAGGAACATAATATGATAGTTGGACTTATGTCAAATCAGCAAACCTTTATTGATATGACAGATTCTCAGAATTTATCAATCAGTATTGCATACAATTTACCTGTAGTGCAGGTTAAAAATAATAGCGAAAATCCAGCAACTTATTCTCCTTCGTGGGAGACGACAAATTTAATTTTGACACCAACAGTATTTTTAAATTCAGCAGACGTTACAACTTCTATTGAATCTATTACATGGAAACGTCAAGATGGTGGGGCAACTCCTGTTAATTTAATTTCAGGAGAAACTGTTTCTAATGGGATTCTAACAGTAAGTACCAACAATTTATCTACTTCTTCAAGTGGAATCATTACATATATTTGTACTGCTACCACAGCAGACGGGTTAACTGCAACTGAAAAAGTATCTTTTTCTTTAATTGTATCTGGTGCAACCTCAACATCAGAAAATGCAAGTGTAACTTTTCAGTTGTATGCCCCTAATGGATATGTTTTATCCAACACAATAGAATCTATTACTCTACAAACTGTTGCATACGTTGGAAGCACACAGATACAAACAGGAGAAGCAACATATAGATGGTATGAACAAAATGATGCAGAATGGTCGTTGATACAAGAGGGCACTTCATCTTCATATATAGTTACTCGTGATGACGTAAATAAATTTAAAAACTATAAGTGCGACATGATTTACAACGGTAACACGTATACAGCAACTATTATGGTTGAAGATAAAAGTGATACATATAACATCGTTATATGCATATCAAGTAATATTAATATTTTTACTAAAAAATATTATTGGATTATATATATATTAATATACAACCAATACGGAGAAGTAGACCCATTGCTCGGCCCAGTTTCTATTATTGAGCCACAAAATCCTAATACAAATGACTATTGGTATTCCATTGATGGTAACAATGAAACTGTTACATTGAAAAAATATAATGGAACTACTTGGGAACCATCTGATAATTTACAACAACTATCTTACTATTGGAGCCAAATAAATACCAATGGTAGCGATATTCCAATGGGACAATCTGAAAAAGTTAAAATTATATCAGCAAATGATTTTACATCAACTGCCACCTTTAAGTGTGATGTTGAAAGTCAAGAAAATGGTTTCTTAATAATGGATACATTGACATTAACAGACACGTCCGATCCTATTATTTCTGATACGGCTCCTCAGAATGTACAAGATGGACAAATATGGATTAAAAAGAATGACAATGGCACATATATGATGTTTATTTGGGACGCAGCAGAAGAAAACTGGATTTCAGCAGATGCAGATTCGAACAACAAGATATATACAAGTAGACCTTCGCAATATAATGTTGGTGACTTGTGGATTACTAATTCTGATGAAGACCATGGGACATATTTACAAGGAACATTATTACAGGCACAAACTAGTAATACGACTTATAATGCGGATGATTGGACTCCAACATTAAAGTATGATATGGAATTAGACGATATACATGAAACATTGAACAATTTATCACAATACGTTCGCATTAATTCTCAAGGATTGCAAATAGGTGCAAAAACTGATTCCGGAGAAATCAGTCCGTTTACTAGTTTGTTTACAAATACGGAACTTGCTTTTTATCAGGATTCAGACAAGTTGCTTACCCTTGCGAACAACCAGTTAATTGCTCCAAAGGTAACTGTAGAAAATAATTTAAATGTTCAAGGTACTATTAATCTAGGAAATATGTATATGACAATTGAAGATAACGGTAGTTTTAGCTTTACTGTATTGAACTAATGAGGAGGTAATATTATGGCATCAGGAAATTTTTCGTCACGATCAGTCAATGGATTAAGCCTTTATGTGGCATGGTCATCAACTGATAATATTAGTGCAAATACGTCTAGCGTGACGGCAAAGGTTTATGTTAAAAGTTACGGTCTAAGGGGTTCTGCACTGTCTGACTCTTATATTACTATTAATGGAAATAAGAAGAATTGGGCATACAGCTTTAATATTGATAACACTTCAGTATTACAAACAACCAAGGTCACAGAATACACTGTCACGGTACCTCATAATAGTGATGGTACAAAAAGTATTACAATTAAAGCCAATATGGAATTTAATGGTACTTATGGTGGAACATACGTGTCTGATTTAACTGCTTCTAAATCAGTTACTTTAGGCACTATACCACGTTCTTCGGCATTATCTATTCCATCAAGTGTAAATACAGGCTCTTCATTAACATCAACAATAACACCATCCAGTTCTACATTTAAGCATAAAATTAGATTTGAAATAGATGGTAGCTCAAAATACACTAGTGGGTGGATTGCAAAAGGTACAACATCATTTGCATATACAATTCCACATAGCTGGTTGCCTAAAACTACAAGCACCAAAATGAAAGTTTTTCTTTATACCTATTTGGATTCTGCAAACAATGATTCTGATTATATTGCTCGTATTTACAAAGAAATAACTGTTAACGTGCCATCTAGTATTAAACCTACGGTGTCATCGGTGAGTACTACATTAGTTAGTGGTTTGAATAATAAGTACGTGCAGGGTAAATCAAAAATTAAATTAGTAGCTTCTGCATCTGCGGGTAGTGGATCTTCAATTAGCTCATATGTCTTTAAGGGCGCAAATATCTCAGGCTCATCAGGCACATATAACAGTACAAGTAACACTCGTACAAGTAGCACTATTCAAACGTCTGGAGCAGTTCAGTATAAGGTTGCAGCCAAAGACGCTAGGGGTAGAATTTCGGATTACAAAACTGTATCCGTAAATGTATATGAATATGCAGCACCACAGATTAATTCTATTTCTGCACAAAGATGTAATGCTAGTGGTGTTTTAGATAATAATGGTACTTATGCAAAAATTGTTATTAAAACTAGTTATGCTTCTGTTGATGGAGCAAATACTCGTACAGTTAAATTATGTAGTAGCAAAGATGATTATGCTTCTACAATAACAGTTTTGGACACAGATAATACATCAAACACTTATACTGGTGTGTACAATGGAGATTTTGCAACATCTTCAAGCTACACTGTCAAGGCAATTATTCAAGATTCATATAATACAAACAATAAATCCATAGTTTTAGGCGTGTCTGAACGCACGATTAACATTGCCAAATATGGTAATGGCGTTGCTATTGGCGGTCTAAGCACAGTAGTTGATTCGACTGCTTCTGGTCTATTTGAATGTAACTGGCAGACACATTTTAAAGAAGGAGTTAATATAGACAATTCTACACAAGAATACGTTACTGTAACTCGTAGGAGTGTTTCTGATGATATCAATCAAGATGGTACTAATGAAACTGCAGATATTAGGGTGCAATTATATGTGAACGGTAGTGGAAACGTTACTTGTCGTAGAAGATATTCTGTAGATAATTCTGCGTTTACTACACAAGGATATTGGCAGTTAAGAGATAGTGATTTTTATGTAAATGAGAATATAGTATCTCATAAAGAATTATTTACTAATGGGAAAACAGACGCATATGATGGTAAACAGGGTGCGTGTATAAGCAATAATGGTAGAGTATATTTAGTAGGAACTACAGAAGGAAAAACTGGCGCAATATCTCCGTACAAACCAGGCATCGTATTTGCATATGACAATGCAACAAATGGTACCTCTTCTATATTAGAAACCGCTTCCGGGGTACTTACATTTGATTGCACAGCAAACGTCACGGGCAATGTTGCAACAGATGGAAAATTTGGGTCAACGTCTACATATAATGATTTAGTTTTTGCCATGTATTGCCAATGGAAGGACAATGCAAATCATGATATTATCAATCGAGATATTGACGGATTAACAGCGGGTATTGGCTGGGCTGGATCATCTTCATACTCTACAGTTTTAAATCTAAGAGGTCAAACTGTAAGGGCACCTAACAATAGTGGCGTAGCTGTAACTTCAGACGAGCGACTGAAGAATAGTTTTATCGATTTGAATCAGTATGAATCATTTTTTGATAAATTACATCCCGTTGCATTTAAATATAATGATGGGGCATCTGGAAGGTATCATATTGGTTTTGGAGCACAGTCTGTTGAAAACGCATTAACAGAAAGTGGTCTTGATAACACTAAATTTGGTGGCATACTACGCTACCCAGTAAAAGAAGATTCAGGTGATTATCGTGGATACAGTGAAGAGTATGGTCTTATATATAATGAATTTATTGCACTTAATACACATATGATTCAGAAGCTAAAACAAGAAAACGAAGCACTAAAACAGACAATGTATGAATTAGAAAATAAATTGAACTATGTTTTATCAGAAATAAAAGGAGAATGACTAAAATGAATATTAATTATATTTAAGGAGAATGTGATATGGAAATATTTAAAAACATTGCTACAGTTGTCGGTTGTATCTCAGCTTGTATAGCATTATTAATCACAATTATTAAACCTTTGAGGCAGATACTTGTAAATTCTATTGCTCACAAATCTCAATATCAAAAAATGATTGATAATATTGAAAAATTAAACAATAAACTCGACGAGTCTTTAACTAACGATGCAAAAATACAAGAGCGTCTTGAAAAAGTTGAGAAGAATGTACTGGAAAATGAAGCGGAAAGACTAAAATCAGAACTATCAACTTATTATAATAAGTGTTGTAGGGGGTTGCAGATATTCCCAGAAGAAATGCTTAGAATAGATGAAGTATACGATAAATATCATAACAAATTAGGGCTAAATCATATCGGAACAAAAATGTATGACGCAATTGAAAAATATTATAAACAACAGGATTTTATCAAGATACGCAATGATTAAATTACATGGCAAAATAATTGAGGTGGTTCTATGAAAAACAAGAAAATGGAAACTTCAAAAAAGATTATATTATTTATTGGTGTTCTATTCGCTGTAGCTATAGTATATACAATCGTATCTTGTTCCATATCGTTGATTATGAATACGTATACTGACTGGACATCCATTGTAGCATTGTTAACATCCACTGGAGGTGCCTTTGGCACAGCTTGTGGATTTTATTATTCAAAAGCTAAGTCAGAGAATAATTACAAATTACGTATGGCTTTTTTAAAGGAAAAATATACGATTTTAAAAGAGATTGGTGCGCTAGATGAAAATCGTGCAAAAATGGAAATTGAGAATGAGCTTGACACGATAAATGGAAAACTCGATATGGAAGCTGAAGAAGCGATGTCGATTGATAATTCTATATATCAAGATGCGTCGTCTACGACAATATAATTTTAGGAGGATTTTAATTATGGAAAAATATTCGATGTGGATTGAACTTGTAGTAGCTATATGTGGGACTTTGGCTGTTTGTCTGCCACTTGTTACTAAACTATGTAATACAATTGTAGCATTTGTAAAAGAAAAGAATTGGAATAAGATTATTGAAATGACTATGGAGTATATGGCTACAGCAGAAACAATGTTTGAGACCGGGGCTGAACGTAAAGAATGGGTACTTGAAATGGTTAAAGCAAGCGCAAAAGTTTCTAATTTTAACTTAACAGAAGAATCTCTTGCGAAAGTTAGTGAACTGATCGATCAGATTTGCAAGACAAGCAAAAAGATTAATACAAAATCTAAAGAAACTGTTTAATATTATAGGGTGCAATATAAAAGTTGCACCCTATTTTTTTTGACTTTCAAGATGCTGTTTAATTAAATTTATAATCCATGAATTTATAGTACGATTATCTTTGTTTGCAGCTTTGTCAATTTGAAATTTTAGCTCAGGAGATACACGAATTGTAATCGCTTTTCGTTCATCTTTCACTATAATCACCTCTCCCCTGCATATTATCATAAAGCTAAAATGCCGTCAATATTGGGGTATTTGATAGCAAAAAAAATAAAAAATGCCAATAGGGGATTATGTGGAATAAATTGGTCGATAACGGCAATAATATAAATACCATATCTCAATCACCACATTTTGTACTTCCAAATATTTAAGGGACTATCTTTTGATAGTCCCTTATTTTTTATGCTCGTAACAAGTGTCTTCAGATGGGGAAAGTTCTACACGTGGCACCAATGGCAAGTTTAAAACTTGCTCCACTCGAAACACAGAATCTTCGGCTGTTACGAGCCTATAGAAAATTTACTTTAATATCAATATTGTCACCTTGTTTTGTCCATATAATACTTGAAATTATGGTCTTATACAAGTCGTTAAGTTCTTTATCGCCAAGCTCATCTTCCCATCTACTTCTTCTAAATTCTTCTATATAATGAAGTTTTTCGTGGTTTGTTATAGATTGTGCTTTTTGTAATTTTAAATTTTCTATACTCAATTGACTCTCTAATTCATCCACTTCTTTGAGTATTCGTTCTTTTGCGGATCTATATTCGTCTAATGTATCAACACCTTCATCATAGGCTATTCTTGCCCTTTTTAAAGCTATATCTTTTTTATTTAATTTATCCATAATAGTTTTTATTTGAAGCTGAATCAAATCAGTTGATTGGTCCTCACAGCTTTCTATTTCTTTTCTTATTTGTTCTTCATACTCTTTTAATTGTTCATCTATTGCATCAATTATATATTGAGCTTTTCCGCTAGAGTTTGGACACTTATTACCAAGATAATCTTTATGCCAGCATTTTTTTACAATTAAATCTTTGCCTCTTTTATATTCTAATGGTAAACCATATCCACACAATCCACATTTAATCAGTCCTTTTAGTGGGTAGTAATGATCACTCCGTCTATATGGTGATTTTAAATTTTTTTGAATTCCTATTAATATTTTTTCATGTTCATCTTGTGTTTTTATTGCTTCATGTCTATTTTCAACGACAGTCCATTGTTCCTTTGGTATTTTTTGAAATGGTTGTTTATTAGGAGATTTGTTTTTATGCCCATCGCCTTTAGTTTTGTTAGATATAATTTTCCCAAGATGTGTTTCATCTACAAGCAATCTACGAACTGTCATATTACACCAACGACCACCACGTGGAGAAGGTATATTACGCCTATTTAATTCCCAAGCAATTTCATTTGTACTCTTTTTGTCTTTTATAAATGAATCAACCATAAATCTATATATTGATGATTTCTGTAAATTAACAACAAGTCCCTTTTCGTTGTAATATCTTTTATTTGTTGCTGGGTCTATCCACTCTTGATATTCATATGGCATTGGAGGTGTGCCGTTTGTCCACGCGCCAAGTTTCGCGCCAACCTTCTTACCCATAGATAATCGATGGGTAATTTTCTTATATTCTCTACGCGCAAATAAGGTTTGTAAATCAACGGCAAATTCTTCATTGTCGTCATTTAGATTATATAAAGAACTTGGAGTCACCATATAAGTGTTAGTTTTTTGAAATACTCTTTTTATTTGTCCCCAATCTACTAAATCTCCTCTACCCAATCTATCTAAATCAACACATACAACTGCATCGTAAATATTATCTTCAGCGTCTCTTAATAATTGTTGCATAACTGGTCTTGCAAATAACGATTCTCCAGTTTCTACTTCTTCGTATACAACATAAACCCATCCTCTAGATTTACATAGTTCTTCTAAAATCGTTTTGTGTTTTATTAAGTCTTCTGTAGTTTCTCCTCTAGATTTTCTCAAATATTCTGCAACATATTTTATAATAATTGGATTGTATTCATTTCGCATTTCCAACGAATATCACCTTCTCTATTGATTTTATAAATATATGTTAACTCTGAATACTTTTGCTGTCAATTGTCTGCTTTAATTTTTGGGCATACTGCTTGATAGCCTCTAAAGAAGGTTCGTTGTTGTATGTAATAACCACCACAGTGTTATTAGAATATTTTTTAATTATAGTTTTTGCCATTTGTCTCTCCTTGGTCGTTTTATATTATTGTGTATAAAAATAGCGATGATATTTTACTACCACCGCTATTTTATTTTTTTATTTTTTATCTTTTTCTATATAGCCGAAGCATGTAGAATCTATTTTTTGATACGCCTTATAGCCCTTCCATTTAAAATGATAATCTGCTCGGAAAAATAATACATACTCAGGTATCGTGCATCCATTTTGAATAACTTCATCTACTGCTTCGTAATTAGTTTCATTTGGTGTGGTACAATACAGTAAGCTAGCGGGTGTAAACTGATCTTTAGCGTACACAACTTCTTCTAACGTATCTCCCCATCGACCATCTTGCCACCTGTTAATTACTACAGATACAATAGCTTCTTGACATTCAATACTTTCTGTATTAGCTTCTCTATAAACTAGTCGTGCAAGCATCTCACGTTCCACAGAAGTGATATTGTATACATATTCTTGTTCTCTACTAATACCCGTAGATGCTTCAACAATTGGGTATTCCGGCATGTCAGCTTCACAACTACAAACACATATAAGTGTAATAATGAATATAATTGCTAATACTGTACATATACAAATTATTTTGGCTGCATTTCTCATTTTATACTCCTGTTGAACCAAAGCCCGCGTTACGCTTGGTTGTGGTGTTGTCGCCATTTACAAGACCATACTTGACGAAAATGCCCTGTCCGATGCGATCACCTCTTTTAATTTCATAAGGAGTTGTGCCAAGATTAAGAAGACGAAAACCGATATTTCCATCGTTAGATTCATTATTATAATAGTCGCTATCAATCACACCAATAGTATTTGCAATCATAATGGGCTGCTTACCCATACTTGATCTAGGCACAATAAGTAACGTGTTATCCCAGTACATATTAGCCTTTATGTCGCTCCAAATCATTACCATTTCATGAGGTTGGATAACAACATCTACTGGAGAATAGAAATCATAACCAGAACTGTGTTCTGTACTTCTAGTGGGGAGTTTAATATCCCCACTATTTTTTCTAAATTCATCTTTAACTACTTCAAAATATCTCATACAATCACCTCAATTAAAAGAACAGATGCCACAGATATGAAAATGGGTCTGATTCACTAGAATAACTATAGCAACCATAGTCATTTACATATGCCTTTTCGAGCTTTTCAAGTTCGTGCATCTTATCTTCAATCTCTTTTCTACGGGCTGCTTTCTCTGATGCGAGTGCAGCTTCTTTTTTCTTTATTTCTTCCGCCTCTTTCTTTTTAATAATTTCCTTCAGCGTGTTGTATTGGTTCTGTGTAGTTTCAAATTCCTTTTTGAGTTCTTCAAGTGTTTTTTCTCTCTTAAGTTCTTCCATAGTTTTAGTCTCCTTTTCAATCACTTTGTTTTGCTTAGTCTTCAATTTTAACTATTTTATACTTGCCGCAATCGCATTCTATTTCCTCTCCCTTATTTAGGGATTCTCTGAATTTTTTGCAACAACATTTCGTATCATTGTTCCACACAAGAGCACAAGGGCAATAGCCACGTGTCTCTTGAAGTTGACGATTTACTTCAGCTACTAGTTCCAAATCGTCATTTAATACAATTTTATATTTAGCCATTTACTTTATCTTCTTTCCAAAATTTATACGTGATATCTTCCCATATATTAGATGGTTTATTGATTTGTCGATACATTCTTTGGTTTGTTGTTTTTGAAGCCAAGCCACCAAGACTGCTATTATATACTCCAACTTTGACATAATCAAAATATACTGCAATGCCATATAATGATAATCTAGATGGTAAACCACTGTATAATGCAACTTTCAACCCATAATGGTCAACTATATGAGCTAATTGTGCTAGTTCTACCCAATTTTGATCTCCACCCATAAAGCATACGCAAGTAATTAGTCCTTTGTATTTTTTAATTAGTCCTATTAAATCATCAGATATATAATTGCCTTCATATTCCCACAAATATTGACTGTGGCAACCCTCACATCGGTGAGGGCAGCCACTAATATTTATGGCAAGTGTTACTTCGTCTGGTACTTCTTGAAAAACGATACTGTATCCGAGGTATTTTAGTCGTTGTTCATTCATAATACCTTTTCGCCGCCTCTTTTTGTCGAGCTTCTGAAAAAGCAGATACTCGCTTTAAATATCCAATTACTCTAGTTAAATAGTCTATATTTGTACTACCACATTTTTCGCAATGGTCGAGATGATGCTTGCTAATATGTCCACAATCATTGCAAATAGTGTTCGGAATATTAAATGTAAAATAAGAACAACCAGTTTTAATAGCATCTTTCATAATCACTTTGTACTGTTCCTTAGAAAGATGTTCGTTAAGATTTCCATGGAGTGCGGAGCCTCCGTCCAAGTATTTTGTTAATTTATTGCCATGAAGAATGAACTTATCAATTAGATTCGTTCTGTCATCCTCGACAACATAAAAATAGCTATTGTAGCAATCTCTTGGTACGAAGTACCCGTCTTCTTTATCCCACTTGGCATTTTTAACTCCTAAGTTTTCTGCGGGGACAAATTCTGTATTAAACATTAATTCATCAGTCCTTTCAGCTCTATTTAGGTCATAAATGGGTTTTAAAATTTGCTCACAATAGTCAAAATACTGTTCGTTTGGAGTAATTGGTATACCAAGAAATTCTGCACCTTCGACAAATCCGTTTACCGTGTTTGTCTGCTATTTCTAGCAGCACTGACTATTTCTTATTATTATCCATTGATAATAATACTATCATTTCGAATTGCGTATCAATAGCAACCCTACTCCACTATACGTGGATAGTCGATACAGGGGTTTATATTTTTCTCAAAGGATATGTATATTTGTTGTCTCTATATTTAATAATTTTTCCACTATTAATTCCTTGGACTGTGCTAGGATGACAAATAACTTCTTGCGCAATTTGTATACAAGACTTATTTGTGTGTAACAAATTGTCGATAATGGTGTTAACTTCATTTGGAGATAGAGTTCTTTTTGTTTTGGTTGATTGTTGATTTTCTCTAATTGGATAATTAATGTTATTCTTTTTGTATGTTTTTCCAGTATTGATGGCGGAAACAACGCTGAATGAGACATTGAATTTTTGAGCAATTTCCTTTTGAGATAATTTTGTATTACATAGTGCATCTACAATATTATCAAATTCTTTGCATCCAACCCTATGACAAAAAGATTCTCTTAATGGATATTGTAGATAAGAACGCCATCTTTCTGATCCTGAATTGATTTCTATAACATAACTCAAGTCTAATTCGTACTCTTTAGCAATATCCCTTAGTGACTTATCCAATTCGTGTTGAATACTATATATTAATCTCTTGTAAAATTCAGTAGTATATTTTGTCTCTCTAAGTGGATATTCCAAATCTTCTTGTCTATAATAAATTCCGTTATTAATTTCGCTCACAGATGTTGGTGTTATATTATATATTTTCGCAATATTATTAAAGTTTGTTTTGGAATTACGAATATCATCAATAATTTTATTTAGTGTGTCTTGGTCGTCGATTTTTGCTCTTGGGTTTTGCACTCCAACCCCCACACTTCTACCCCCGACGCACACATTGTACCCAATATCGTGATTTGTTGAATTATAATAAGTAATCCAATATCGTTCTTGTTCGTCGTACTGCTCCGTTTTTTCAATTACCTCAACCCCAAAATTTTCTTCTCCATATTTTTTTATTGCCCTATCAACAATTGTCCTTGGATTATGCTTAGATGCAGAAACATGTTGTTCCCATCTATGTTTTGCATTTACGCTTTGTCCAATATATATTTTGTTATTAATTAAATTTGTAATTTTATAAATATCCTTTATCATAAGTAAACCTCCCACGAGATTGCCATACCTTTCGGCTTAGGTTTCCTCGTTAGCCACCACTGTGACCCCAGCGATAACTGGAAAAATAGTATTAGGCATAATTACATACCTACTGTTAAAAATTGCTTTTCTAATGAAATATATCCAGCATCATACACAGGAAGTAGTTTTGCTTTAAAGTTGTCTTTCATAATTTCATTAAAAGCTTTAAGATAGCAATGAACTTTCTTAACCTGTTCTGCTACTGCTTCTGATATATCTCTATTGCCCCGTTTTGCATTTTGCACGAGTCGATTGATATTGATTGTAATTACTCCCTTAGAACCAGTTGACACACCACCCGCTCCTAAAGTGAATGAGAATGTATTATCCTGAAGCTCATTACGCAAACGACAGCACGAAGCAAGGGAATCAACGCTACTACTTCTATAGGTAAAGAAGGAGTGTCCTTCTGCATACATTTCCGCAGCAAAGTCTGCCCATTCGTGGTCTACGTAATCCGAACCATCATCTAAAAGATTCATAGTTTCAACTGGGAACGTAAGAGGTTTCTTAAGTCTTTCTGCATTGAACCACTTCATAAATCGTTTCTGTAGCCAGCTAACGCTCTCCCACTGTGGTTCTGTATCGTCCGGGAAGATAAAATCATGAAAAATGCCGTCAAAATAATTTGTATCGAAATAGGCTAAATTCCAGAATACACTTTGAAAATTACGTGCGGCTGCAGGCTGATTTAAAGAATATGCAACCTGGCTAAATTTATCTGTAATAACATCATCAATAGTTCTTTTTCTCCTACTAAGAGATGCGCTCTCGTTTGTATGTAGGTAATAATTATCTCCATATTCTTTGCGAATAAAATAGTCCAAATAAGTTAGAAACTCTGGAGTTGATACGGCTCCTGCAAACTGTGCTGCGATAGCGAAAACAAGATTAATGAAAGAACCACAAAATGAATCAAGGTTCTGTGGTGGTTCAGACATGCCACCGATTGACTTAAGCCCTTCAAACAAAAATGGGTACATTGTAATACTGACACAGTACGGCATCACTGAAGTTTCGTCATGCTTATAAATTTCATGTGACTCTAATTGCCGAATATACTCATAAGCCATTTCTTCTCCGAACATTTCAGTAATTTTATTAATCATCAAAAGCCTGTTCGTGCCAATAATTTCTCTTTTAGTCAATTCCCCTTGCATTGTTGCAATATTTTTATTATCAACATTTGCATTTGAATCGACTTCACTACCACTAGATGCGTTACTTGCCTTTTTATACTTATTAATAAAATTAATATATTTTTCGTAGCTACTATATTTTGCCATATTATTACTGCTCCTTAATCCACTCCGCTGCTTCTTTAAAATTCATCATTGTTCCGTCCACTTCAAGTGCCGGAGCCGTTTCAAGACCCTTCGAAAGCATAAGCTGTACGTCGTTACATTCTTCATATTTAACGCCTTTAGCTTGAAGCTTCTTTTCAAGAACCAGACAACGAGGGCACTTACTCGAATAAAATATTACTTTCTTGCTCATATAATTCTTGTTCCTTTCGTTCTATATTGTTAATAATATCTATAATATCCACCCAGTTATAAGCTCTGTGGAGATCATATACATAATCTTTAGTTTTATCGCGATTCCATGGGTAGTCTAACACAACCCTATTACACAAATTCTTAGTTAAGTTATCTAATTTATCATCCACCATAATATCCGTATTAAGTAAACTTTTATCCTGAATACGTATAATATCATCTGAGGTTATACAAGGAAAATGCCTACAAACCCAATCTACTTTATTAGCAAAACTACGATATGGTGTAGCTGTTGCCAAAAACACTCGATGTCCTTGTTTCATTAATGTTTCAAGTCCCCACTGAGCATCTGGAATAGGGTTAAGGTAATTATAAATTGTTTGTCCCTCAAAGATATTTAGAATCATATCTGCATCTTGGGGGTCAAGACATTCGTGTAGATGAAAAGACGTAATATCATCAAGTGTGATATTCTTTCCCATTTTAGTATTATATAACTTAATACCTGTTGAAACTAAATCACACAGAATATCATCTATATCTAATGCAATTTTAATATATCATCACTCCTTTGCTCCATCTATATGATTCTTCCAAACCCCCTCAACGTCACAAATCCATTTTAATACCGAATATGCGGTCGCAAAATCAACGTTTGGAATAACATAATCTACATCCATATTCTTTTTCATATCCCTAAATTGCTGTTTTTCCGATAGACAACGGCTTCTATATGTCATAAGATTATCACCTCGTGCCATAGCACGTTCTTTGCGCATATCTTCTGGAACATTGACGTACACAGAAACAATACGTAGATTTGGCAAGTCCAATGCTTTCAATGATGCTACGCCTAGTGGGTCTACCGTATAAAAATCTGAGTCGTAAAGCTGCTCAGTTGTTGACCAATAATGCTGATTATTAATGTAAGTATAGGCAGCAATTTCACCGTTTTCTCTCATTGCCTTATAAGTATCCACCCCTACAAAAATATGTGTTATACCTTCATTTTTTCTCTGTTCACGAGTAGTATATGATATTAGTTGACTCCAACCATTTCGCTTACAAAGCTCGTGAATCAAAGTGTCTTTACCTGCTGCCGACTCTGCCATTATACACATCAACACATGTTTATTCTGCATTAGTTTCACCACCTTGATAGGTTTGATTAAATCCACAGCAATTAAACTCGTCACATTTACCATTCTTCCAATAGCACATTGGTACTAAAAATTCAGTAAACTCTGGGTTGACTTTAATCACTGCTTCGCAAATAGCTTGAACCACTTGACGAGTTTCATATGCTGCTTGTCTACATAATCGCTTATTAGCGATAACCATAAGTTCTTCAGCATTGACAAACCAGCACATATTAACTGGAGTATCCTGTCTATCTGCTCCTCTATCATGACCATTATTTCTGTCAGATCGTTGTGTTTTAACGAATGGGGTAGCATGGACGTGCCGTACAAGATGCGTCGCGCACCAGCTTGGTATGCCATTTAATCTAAAACAAAATTCAAGCGTTCTTATAGGAGAATGTCTTGCTTTAAGTATTTTCTTTTTCCATTCTTCTGTAGGCGGTTTTGAGCTTTCTTTTCCTACCGTAACTAACGTACAAGTTTTACATAATTGCCAATCATCTTCGGTAGGGTGTTTCAAAATTTCAACCGTAAAATCCATTTAACTCTTTCTCCTTGAAAAAATAATATCGAGTAAATTCTTTAGCGTATAATATATCGCATATTTCATAATCAATCCTTATTTGACACCATACTATCTTCAGCTTTCTGTATACCATAAAATCTTAATGCACATTCAAGACAACAGAAATAATAACCATCTTCGCTGATGTAAATCTCGGTATTATCATCATAGATGTCTTCATCACATTCTTCACAAACGCCTATTTTTCGGATATCATCCATATCTTTGTCTAAGTTGTCATAATAATCTTCATTCATTTGTGCCACTCCCTTCATTCTCAAACTTTTCTTTTTCATATAAAATTGAATTTTTAGGTGCTCTATCAATCACGTCCATTGGCATCAGTCTTGCTCCAATAGGATTTTCTTTATACGCCTCGCTCATCGTAGAGTCCCACTGAGATTTTGATAACTTGCACACTACCTTATCAGAGTAAACGGGGATACAATAAGGCATCATCTCATGGTCAAAGTGGGTAAAATTATATTCTCTTTTACGAATACGTTCCACCAATGCCTTTTTACGTTCTAGTGTAAAATTAACCGTTGGATAAACATCATCATAAGGAGAAGTCCAGCCGACAACTACCAATGCCATAATTAACTATTCGTCCTTTCGTTTAAATATTTTTTAATCAACGCATTTGCTGGCTGCTTAAAATAATTATTTTGCATCCAATACAAATACCCTATTTCTTCTTTTGCAACTTCGGGAATTGTTTTATCCTTAAACTTACCAAAATTAAATTTCCACTCATTTATGTCTGGAAGAATTTCTGGCTCTGTACCAAGAACTGTCTCAAGATATTCTGATGGAAGCATATCAATGTCTGAACGACTACTTAAAATATCACATTCGTGTACTAGAATTTCCATTTCATTTTCTGGTTCGGGAAGAACTATATTGCTGTGCTTACTGGTCGTCCATTCTCCACTATGTCGTTCGCACATACGAGCAATTCGTTCCTTAATCTTTTCGTCAATATCGTGCTCGACGTGGGCTTCTCTTACCCATTTACCAGCTAGCATTGGATGTTCATGTACAGAATATTCAGACTTTTCCCAATTACATTTCAATGCATCGTGAAATATGGGGACACATCTCATAGCATCTCTTTGTACGGGAGATGGGAACTTTTCCTGATTGCATTTGAGTTCCAAGAGATAGTTCATAATTTTACCAAACATAACAATGTGATAGACTTGACCATGCGGTTTACATTGTGTGGCATTATGAAATCTAATACTTGTTGAACTAGGCATTGTAAAAATGTAATCTGGAATTTGTTCAATCATATCTTCACAATACAAACGCATATCTTCTGTCTCAAATTTATCAAGGAGCTCCTTAAATACTGCTCGTTTATTCATTTCTTATATCTCCTGTTGTTTCAGAGTCACTTTGTTCTGTAGATTGTGTAGCTTTTTCTTCCTCTGCTTTCTTCAGTGGAACAGATACGACTGTGACAATTTCAGTTATACATCTCTTATAGTCACGTAGGCTTATTTTAGCTGGCTGGTTAAGATGCTTGTCGATAATCTGTAATATAACACTACACATCATCCTTGCTCCGTAGGTCATAGCATCATTGCGAATTTTTTTCGCCATATGCTCGGCAGCTTCTTTAATTACTTTTGTCTGCTCGGATTCTTCGGCAATTTCTTCTTGAGGATTTTTGTTTTCGTCCATAAGTTTTGTCCTTTCTTAAGATGGTACACATATTATACATCAATCACTTTGTTTTGTCTATGGGCAAAATATACAAAAATTAATGAGATTTATCAGTAAAATCTGTTATATATTTAGTCCAAATTTCTGATTTATACCCATTATCAACTAGTAGGCTTGAAAAAAGACTAACTAAAGTGTTGACTACGATACTATTACCTGCCTGTTTATACCTTGCACTCGCTGAAACATATTGTGCAGCCCTATTATAATCCTCATCAGTAAATCCCATAAGCCTCCAACATTCAACAGGCGTAAGCTTTCTAATTCTCCATCTAGTTATAGGTTGCTCTTTTTCAACAACGCCCTCGTAGCCCAACCCATTAATAATATTCTCTTCTATATTACGGGCTCCTTGCTTGTAAATTGAAGCTCGTATAGCTGACGCTACCTGTTTACCACGAGTGCTACAAGGAAATTCTTCTGCTACTTCAAGACCTATACGTTCACTTCTTAGCGTCGGTGCAGTTTCTGAATATATTCTTGCTTCTCTACTCTTATAAAAATCTTCAATGATAACTGGTTCACAAATGTAATTGTCTTTAGCGACGCTTGTGAGACAATTTGTTGTGCCACTAAAGTTAGGTTCAAATCTTTGCTCAGTCGGTGCTCCAGTTGTTCTATCAGATGGATTCTCTGGATTTCGACCACGAGAGGCAACCACAAAAGGTTCTGTATTTGTGTTTTTAGATAAATTTAAAAGTTTCTCAATACGTTCATCGGGTAAATAATATTTATCATCAACATTGATTTCAAGAATATCTTTGAGACGAGTTGTGAGAGGAATGGGTTCGGGGAAAGTAAAGTCTTCCCAAATCTTTATGTTTGGATGTTTTCCTCTAATTTCTTTCATAGTGCTAAGAACTTGCTTATTAGAACTGTTGCATTCCCTGATAGTTGTGCTACGACTTTCTTCATTTTCAATTTTTCTACTTACGCAGAAAATTCTCAAACGGTTCTGTGGTACTCCATAATTTTTACTATTTAGTAGTTCAAATGCACTTTCATATCCCATCTCACTAAGTCTTTCAAGATATTTAATGAAGTTATGTCTATGTTTCCCACTCAACACAGCAGCCACGTTCTCCCAGACTATGAACCGAGGCATAGATGTGCCAATTAGCCTAAGAGATTCCCACATTAGTGAACTTGTGGTACCACTACCCTCGTCTCCACCTTCTCCCTTTCCAGCGCAACTGAAACTTTGACAAGGCGAACTGTGACAAATGATATCGACATAAGGTAAACTATCTACCTTCGATATATCTCCAAGGTTTCTACTAAGACAATCTGCTATATAGTATTGCTTCAACTTGTTAATTGGTGTTCTCTTTATGATGCTATGTTTTCCGTTTTGGAAATTATATCCTAGATTCTTCGCCTGAAGTTCTTCAATCATTTTGTCTTGTGAAGGGAACTCGAATGTCTCCATTTCTTTTTCTAAATCCCACCTCATTGCGGCATAGTTAAGAACTGCGTTGGGGTCACAGTCGCAAGTATGGGTTATTTCATAAGGCAATTTTAACTGACGAAGCGAACGTTCCTGGGCTCCGATTCCGGAAAATAATTCTATCATAGAAATTTGTTCTGTCATGACTCGGATGCCTCCCTTTCAATCACTTTGTCTTGTAGTCCTCGTTCACATAAAGAAACTATATAATCGCATAAAGCATCAGGAATTCTAGATCGATCCTTAGAGCCTTTAATCCCCTGTGTCCCAGTTTTACTACCTCTCGGTGCTCTTTCATGACAACTATCACCATTTTTGCAACACGGAAAATTTGGATTTGGAATATTAGTCCAAATATCTGTGGGTTTCATTCTCGTATCTCCCCATTGGCAGTAAGTCGTTGTATATCTTGGCAAATCTTTTACAAACCCCATTTTCCTCATGCTAGCTCTGGGGTTTTCGATGGTCCAATATGTCGGCTTAAGTTTATTAACTATTAAATCAATAATATAAGCATTGGTTTTATCACAAAATTTTGCATAGTCTGTAATAGGTTCAAGTTCACCAGTTTCTTCATTCTTTCTTCTATGGTAAAAAATTGCCGCGACAGAATACGAACTGCAATCTGGCGAAAGATGCACGAAGTCTGGCTTACCACCACATAATTCAATAATCTTTTCTACGGTCAAAGTATTTACATCACAGCACAATGTTGGTTCAAATTGTTCATCCCAATCAATTGTATAAGTTTCCCATCCCGCTCTTTCAAAGGCCTTAGCCATAGATTTTGTGCCACAAAATAAATCTAGCATTTTAAGCACTGTTGTCATCTCCTTCTATTTTTGTACTAATCACTTTGTTCTGTTATCTTTTTATGTCTTGCAACCACTGTGCATAAGGTTTTATCTTATCAACAATAACTTTATCGTCATCTTCTTTTTTGCACAGAACTGCAACCTGAGTGCCTTTGACTATTAAGTCCTGAAATTTCTTTAGTGCATCAGGCCAGCACGTAGCTTCTATCAAACCACCTGTACCAGTATAGATATTAATGAAACAGAATTGGTCTCCTTTTTTTGTTTTCTTTTTTTGTATCTTGGAGATAATACCAACAATCGTGCATTTATTACCAACTGGCACATCCTCAAAATCATCTAGAATTTCTAGAGCTTTTTCAAAAGGATTTGCGTCACTAATAAAAGTTTCAAGTGTTTGAAATTCCCAAAATTCTTCGTCCTGTAAATACTTCTCTTCACACTCATTGATATAAGCTTTGTATTTTTCCATTTGCTCTATATCATATTTCTCTTTACGTTTAGCATTATAAAGTGCTAATACCTTTTCTTTATCAATCTTTTTTCCAACTATAAAATCATCGGCATTAATAGCCCATTCATCTAACAGTTTTGCTTTTGTACCGTATGACTGCACGGGAGTATATTCTTTTATTTCATAGTTATTTTTAAAATAGTTAATCAAAAAATTTCGTTTATTTTTAGCAGGAATTGCACCAGATTTAACTAAACTAATTACTTGTGTTCTGGTAGGGCATATTCTTGCAGTAAAATCTTTAAAATTAAGAAATTTACCATTAGCATTGCGTTCTGAAATCAAGACCTCCGCCAATGTCTCGCCTATACCCGTAATAGCTGATAAACCATATAAGATTTTACCCTCTGATACCGAGAAATTTATATCAGACTTATTGATATTGGGAGGCAAAACTTCCACTCCGCACTGTTTAGCATCAATGATGATTTTATTAACCTTACCTGCTTTGTCTTTGTTTAAGTTTAACATTGCCTTAAAGAAAGCAGTTTTATGATATGCCTTTAAATATGCAGTTTGCATACAAATCACAGCATAGGCCGCCGCATGGCTCCTATTAAAGCCATATCCTCCCTTGGTTGAGAGCTCCTTGCATATATACTCTGCAATATCTTCGGTATATCCGTTATTTAGTATTTCTTGATGAAGCAATGTAACTTCTTCTTTAACCTTTTCGGGCTGCTTTTTTGCAAGGCATTTACGCATTCGATCTGCTCCTGCATCACTTCTACCGCCAAAAACTTTTGTCAGTCTCATACTCTGTTCCTGATATAGGTTCTGACCAAAAGTTGAGTTAAAAATAGTAGCCATATTCGGATGAGGATAATGTATGTGTTCGGGGTGATTCTTACAATCCACATAAGCATCTATTGCTGGCATAGCATCTGGACGATACAAGGCGATCAGGGCTGTTAACTCATTTAACGATCTTGGTTGCAATCTTGCAATCAAATCTTTCATTCCTTGACTTTCTATCTGAAAAACTGAATCGGTGCGACCACTGCAAATTAAATCAAAAATACCCTCGTTATATTCAAATTTAGGGTTGTTGATATCAATTTCCCACAAATCAATATTGTCTTCTTGCATTGCTTCATTAATTGCAATAAGCGAAGCAACAGACAATATATCGAATTTAACAAGAGAAATTTTTTCATCCATAACCTTATCAACTGAAATTACATGTTCGCCATTCTGTCCTCGTCTTATACCAATATAATGGTCATATGAGTTACGACAAACAATACAACCTCCTGCATGAATACCATAACCTCTTGGACGGTTAGTAATATGTCCAGCGATTTCTAAAAGTTCTTTATACTTAGGATTGTTAGCAATTTCTTTATTGTTATTTAAGCACTCCTCCCAAGTATCTTGTATGAATCCCTTACTTATACGTTCCATTTCTTTATAAGGAAAACCAAGTATTTTGCCTACATCTCTAATGCTTGTAATCGGAGATGTATACACTACGTTCATAACCTGAACTACCCTATCTTCACCATATTTATTCGTAAGATATTCGATAACTTTTGCCCTATCACTTACGTCAACATCAACATCAGGAAGGTCTTTTCTCTCAATAGTTAAAAAACGACCAAAATCCAAATCGTATTTGATGGAATCAAGTTGTGTAATACCAAGTAAATAACATATTAATGAACCACAAGCACTACCTCGTCCTGGACCAACAATAACACTATTTTGGCGACACCATCCAATGTAGTCTACAAGAATTAAAAAGTAATCACAAAAATCTTTCTTTTCAATGACATTAAGCTCTTCTTCAATTCTCTTCTTGTAGATGTCCTGTTTTTCCTGTGACCATTTATCCATACCTCGACGAGTATACCCTTCCCACGCCAGCTTACGAAGATATTCAGCTGAATTAGCATACTTTATAGGAATTTCAATTTTTGGAAGCTCAGGTTCGTGCCATGGCATATCAATATCATCACATAAGTCAGTGACTAAATCCGTATTTTTAAGACATTCACAAACGGCATCATAGCCAATTTGTTTATCAAGCACTTTATGAACTTCTTCATCTGACATTAAGTAACATCCATCATAAATTTCGGATGCAGTTTCCTTATCCTGTGCAATACGAAGAAAATAATTCTGATAATATAAGTCCTCTTTGGTGGCAGCATGGACGTCATTTGTTACTACCACTTTTGTGTTAGTATCTTTAGCAAGTCGCATAATTTTTTGGTTATACAACATCTGTTGTTCATTATCGTGTGCTTGTATCTCTAAGAAATAATATGGGAACAGCATTTTATATTCTTGCACGAACTTAAGACATTCATCATAGTTTTCTGTTCTAGATAATTTACTGGCAAGACATGCCGATAAAATAATAAGATTTTCTGCCCCTTCTTTTGCAATGTCAAAACGAGTTACACGTGGCTTATAATAAAACCCATGTAAGTGTCCGAGAGTTGAAATACGATTTATTGCACGACGTCCTTCTTCATTACGAGCAATAATAATCATATGATAATATTTATTATTCGGATCTTTTATTTCCCTATCGTCGCATTCATATAACTCACAATTATGTACAATAAAATCAGTTACATAAGAATTATCATCTTCTACATGAAGATTATATACAAGACCATTGTATATTTTTGTATCAACATGAGTTAATGGCAAATAAAGATACTTATCGTCAAAAAGATATTTTTGTTGTTTTTGCTTGTTTGGTTCCCACTCTAATGGTGTAGTGACGATTGTATAACATGGTTTGTAATTACTGTCATAATGTTGATATGAAACTTTTGACAACTTGCCAAATCTTGCCAGCAATAATCTCATACCCCATACGACATTCCTTGATGTCATTTTTAGTGCAATAACATTGTCTCTTATTTTCGCATCACTAAAAACGCCATAAATAAAGTTCTTAACACATTCGTTGTCTGCATAATATACGAAGTTTGGTATTACTTTATTATCACAACCCTTGCCACACATATTTTTTATAATATTTGCCCACACCGTATTACTAATAATTATTTCGTGTGTGTGCCTATCATCTCTTTCGTCTACTATAGGATGCTTATCACAAACAAGATTTATATCTTCGATTGTTTGTTTTATTCTATCTAGCTTCAATTCAGTTCCAAATGTAAAGTTAATAAGATAATTCGCTTCCGATCCATCAGCATAATGTGTTGTTGGGACACATCCTTCTGAAATATAATGACCTATCATTCTCATAAATTGTGGAGTTAATTGCAACGTGTTTGTAATATTGGTACAATACTCATGTTCAAATTTTTTTGTTTTTTTCTTATAAATTAATCCATCTTTCTTCACCTCATACTTATCTGAATCTAAAAAATCAATTAAATCAATGCTTTTAACTGTAGTATCACTTCTTCTTGGAAAACAAACAAATGTATTCCAATTAGTTATATTACGTTTCCAATCTTGTTTTTTTGAACTTTTTAATTCTTCGGCTTTTACCCAACTAGTATTGAATGACCCATCATTCTGTAAGTGCCCGACAAGAATTGGATGCTCCCCGGTAAGCCAAACGGTATTACATCTTGGCGCAGTAAAACCATAAATTACACCACTAAACTCTCGACACATTGTTCCAATTACTGTTTTATATTCACCAGTATGAGTTAAAACCTTTGTATCAATATTAATATTTTCAATTGGTACCACTCCATTATCTGTGTAAATCAATTGCCCTGGCAAGCAGCATCCAAATAATTGTTTTACATCTGGGTATTTGCTTTTAAGTTCAGCATAATATGGATGAGATGTAAGCTCACCATGCTCTGTAATAGCAAGACCTTTAAGACCCAATTCCGAGGCTCGTTTCAAATTTTCTTCTGGAGAACTATATGCATCCAAAATCGAAAAATATGAATGCGTATGTAAGCTACTAGACATTCAGTCACCCTCCTAAAAATTAATCACTTTGTGCTGTGCATATTATACTCTTTTATCGTCTATAAATCAATAGCCAAAAAATGGAGTTAACAAATTTTTTACAATTTGTAACTCCATCTTTTTACAAAATACTTTTATCAAATACGGGCGAATCCTTAGTTTCTATTTTAGTTAATGTGCCATCATCATTAACATTATATAAATGCCATTTCTTTTTCATTTCATCGCTAGTAACGACCTGTTTAATAGTACCATCAATAGCACATAGCGACTGCCAATGAATTTGACCTTTTGGAATTTTAATTTTCATATATCACCTAGTAGAGAGTTGTATTTATTATTGTAAAAAGCAATCAGTTGGTCGAGCGTTACTGGAATATAACCATGAATCATACAACCTACGTTAATGATATGTCCCCACGAATCAGAATTATTCATCTTAGTGCTTATTAGTTCTCTTGTCCAAGTCTCCACAAAATCTTGTTCTCTTGTCATATGAGTATGCCCATGTAACATCCATGTTTTTGGATCATAAGAACCTTTATAACACAAAAGAGGGTAATGACACATAATGACGTGCCGACCGTTATCCGTAATTTCTTTGTACTCTTTAATATCTGCAAATTCATTTTTCAATGCTCTAGACATACTCCAGAGATCATGATTGCCTCGAATAAGTTGCTTCTTGCCTTTAAGCTGCCATAAATACTCAAGCCATTTATCTTCTTTAAGCCAACAAAAGTCTCCAAGAATATATACCGTATCTTCGTTGGATACTATACTATTCCAGTTGTTAATTAGTGTTTCGTCCATTTCTTGAACATTTTTATAAGGACGGTGATCGAAGTCAATAATGTTAGAATGCCCGAAGTGTGTATCAGAAATATAATAATTACTCATTTAATTATCTCCATTCTTATTAGTTATTACCTATCTCTACCAAGTACTTAATTGTACACTGTTCTTCTTTGTAAACCACAATTTCATCATTTCTCAAAGAAGAATGCCCTAAGCTTGCCCCAGCATGAGCGTGAAGACATTTAGCTCCTTTTTGATATGATTGTAGCTTTTCATAGTTTAAATTATAATACTGTGAATCAAAATCATACACATCATATGGTGTGCCATATGCAACTTCCATAACCGCCATATAGGCAGTATTGGCGGAGCCTCCTGCCCAATAACTACCAGTCAAGCTCGTATAACCAATAGATTTTTGCGCCTTCGGTGCAAAATAAATTCCAATGCCATATAATTTTCCTGTAATCACAGCATTAGTTGGTCTAAGTACAAGCCCAGTTTTAATAATGGACCAAAAGTTTTCGCTACGACTACCGTGGAAAAGAAGCTTTGTATCAGTGATGTTATTATCTTTAATAAATTTATCGAATCTTTCCTGAGTTTGTAAGTTAGTAACCTTCCAAGCATTTCTAAACTTACTAGCCGATTCGTTCATTAGGGTTTTAATTAGAGCAACATCGTTTCTATTAACTTCCTCAAACACTAAACCAAGCTCTTCAAGAATAGTTTTATCTTTCTTATCAACAGGGCTACTAGCTTCTACGGTAGGTTTTATATAAACCTGCCCTCTCATAACATCGAGCAAATCCTGTTCTTTAGAAATAATCTTTCCAAAATCGTCTTTTGAAGATGCTAGATAATCAGCAACATTGCCCATTCTTCGAGGAATAATCATGAAGAGCTTTAAAAGAATATCATTAAACTCTTCTACTGACGAATTGTTATTTGCCAGCTCATTAATAGTTGTCTGTGCTGCGTTAATCATATCAGATGTAACAGTAGAAGCTTTAACTGTATAGTTTCTATTAATAGTGTCTTTGGCGAGAGACTGTAACTTATCCACAATAGTCTTAATAGCCTTGTTTTCAATCTCTTTATATGGACTATCAGGATTGGTAGAAGAGATTTCTTCTACCAAGTCCTGTTTAAGATCGGTTACATCGACGTAGCCTTTCTTCAACTTATTTTTAATTTGCGATTCCCATTTGTTTATGGGATATCTAGTTATTGTTTTGGTAGCATCAATTCTTCCATACTCGACTCGAAATTCATTATCTTCAGGAAAAAGATTATAGTACTTATTATTGTTTGCTGCACTAACCATAATTAGGTATGTAGGTCTAATCTCTATCATCTTTGTTCTCCTCAATTATTCCATATTGTTCGTATAAATGTTTTTGCGGCGCAAATTCTTTAAAATATTTTTGTTCAGCATATAATCTTGCCTTAATTGCATCGTCTTTGTTGTCAAAATACCCTAAATGAATCTCTTTTTATTTATGTAAATTCTCGATTGCCATTTATTGAGAGTTTTATGCCATCCAACCCCAATAACACTAGACGTATTAATACGAGATTTTGAATGATTGCGATTATTTTCTTGTTGATTTGCTGGTCTAAGATTATGCCTTCTATTATTTAGTGGATTCCTGTCTTTATGGTCATAATATTTACAACCAATCATATCTGACATAGCAATAATTTTCTTATCTATTTTTGTTATTAATCGACAATATCCACTTGCATAAATATGTTCGTTCCAACAATAATCTTTTATTTTGTCAAAATCATCTGCGTCAACAAAAAATTTTGCATTTATATTATTTGTATATCCAATATAATATTTTCCATATTGATCTTCACATACAATGGAATATTTATTAGTTTTACGATTATTACGACATCTTTCCGCAGCCACTTCTTTGCGAAGACAACCGCAAGAAAGTGTTCTTTGTCCTCTTATGTTACTACCTCTAAGTACAACTATATTATGATCTTTACAAGAACACTCACACATCCACTGATCATAATGCTTTCCACGTGAACCAATATAGTCATCTACTTGTTTGATAACAGTTAATCTTCCAACTTTTCTTCCAACTAAGTCTTCCTTGGTTTTAACCATTAAATATCATCACCTTATAATTCACATATCAAAATATCCACGTCAGTATCCTTAAAAACATCACAAATGATATCATAAACCTTGTCCCACTGTAGACGATCAAGTCCACAACCTATCTTTGGCATTGCCAACTTAGTAATGTCCAAGTATTCCATTTGTGTTCTCATAGCTTCAAGTGCTTCTCTTAAAGTATCATATGTTGGTTTATTGTAACACTGAAGCTTAGTTACCAAGTTAAATACATTATCAATCAATAATGCTTCTCCACCATCGAACTCAAAATTATCATAATTATCATCATAATTCTTGAATAGCTTGAATTTCATGTTATATACTTCATCAAACTTCTTGGCAATTCCTGCTCCAAGCGCAAAGTCTGCCGAGATGCAATGAGCAAGATAGTATCCCTGTGGTACTGTAAAAAGGTCTCTCTGTTCTTCATGAATAGTCATAATTTTATCCTCCAATTAAATTTAAAAATTCTTCTTCTGTTATGATTTTGGTGCCAAACTTTCTAGCGTTATTATTTTTTGAGCTATTGCTATTGGGGTCGTTATTTATCAAAAAATCAGTTTTAGATGTCACGCCAGAAGCTACTTTTGCTCCAAGTTCTACAATCTTTTCATTTATAGAATCACGAGTAAAATGTTCTAATTTTCCAGTGCAACAAATGGATTTTCCTATAAATGGGTTATCTTTTATTTTTTTCTTTTCTTCAATGATAAAATGCATTTCATCTGATAGTCTATTAATATCATTAATATGTTCATTAAAAAATTTAACTAAGCTATCTGAGGTAATCTCTCCAATATCATCAAGCTGTGTGAAATCGTATTCATGATTCCACATATCCCACAAAATATCCCAGCTTCCATTACAAGCCTCAGAAATAGTCTTAGCGGCTGACGAACCAATTCCCGGAATCGAAAGTGCTGTGATAAAGTGAGCCAAATCAACATTACGACTTTTTTCAATGGCATCAAGGATTTTCTCTACGGACTTTTTACCAAAGCCATCGCATTTTTGCCATTCTGACTTATACTCTATAAGATGATATAAGTCTTTAAAAGTATGTATCCATCCTTTGTCGATTAAGAATTCAATTGTGGCTTCTGATAAACCATCGATATTGAGAGCCTTTTTACTTACGAAATGTTCAAAAAGAGCAAGCTTTCTTGACGGGCACCTTTCGTTAGGGCAGTAAAGCACATCTGCTGTGCCCGTATTTTTTAGTTCAAGCTCTGTGCCACACGATGGACAATGAGTTGGTAAAGTAAGCGTATTACTCCTCGTGTTATTTTCTATAATTTTTGGTATTACCATATTAGAACGAACCAGTACAATTTCGTCTCCAATACCAAGTTCCAACTGTCTAATAATTGAAACGTTATGAAGCGTTGCTCTAGTTGTTAACGCCCCTGACAAATCAACTTCGTCAAATATGGCCACGGGAGCAACGATACCAGATTTTGTTGTAGACCATTCAACCCTGCGAAGAGTGGTACTATATTCATCATCTGACCACTTCAATGCCATGCGACAGCCTTCGTGATGAGTCGTTGCTGAAAGAGATTTAGAATAACTATCACTATTTAGCTCAAATATAAGTCCGTCCACTGGGAATTCGTATAACTCTGGCGACATTTCTCTCACACAATCATCAACATTACCAATACATCTTTTGACCGTTGTAAATCCAAGATGGTCTAAATAGGCAAGCTGTTCCCATTTAGAATCCCAATCTTTATCACTGGTTTTTTCATCATATAAACCAGAAACGCATTCAAAGACTATATAGGAAAGTTTTCTCTGTTTAGTAATATTGGTATCAAGATTTCGCAATGAGCCTGCGGCAAGATTTCTAGGATGAGAATAAGGTTCTGTGAGACTTTCGTTAATTTTATTAAAATTATCCCAAGATACAACACACTCACCACGAAGTTCTATATAATTATCATAAGGAATAGTCATAGGAAGATTTTCAATCATTTTGGCTTGTTCTGTAACGTCTTCACCTATAAGCCCCGTACCTCTCGTAACTGCTCTCTGAAATTTACCGTTATACCACGAACACACCAAGGTTAAACCGTCGAGCTTATAACTACAATAAAAATTATTATTGCCTATAAATCTCTTAATCTCATTGATATCCTTTGTCTTAGCCGCAGAAAGCATAGGCTTAGAATGAGTTACCTTTTGGAAACTTTCAAGTACTTGCCCTTGTACTGTTCTTGTGGGAGAATTAGCAAGCCAAAAATTAGCTTCATCTTCGAGATGTTTCAACTCGTCAAATTTTTTATCATACTCAGCATCGCTAATTTCAGGGGCATCTAAATCATAATAAAGATGACAATGATATAGTAATTCTTCAGTAAGCTCTTTAATTTTCTGAATCTTGCCCATTAAATATACTCTCCCTTCACATGTCCACTTAATATACCAAACGTCTGAAGCCATTCCATCTCTTTTTCGACCTTCTCGGCAATATCAAAAGCAAACTGAGGTGGATTTTCTTTTGTTTCAAGTATCATCTGATAATCATAAGGCTGAAGAAAATTTTCATCCAGCACATCAATTGAGATGTCACTCCCATCAAGAGGAATAAATACATTGAATGTAATATTATTACCAAGAGACTTACAATAATACCAACCCTCATTTCTGTTATTACTAAATCTAGCTTCCCGCATTTGTTCATCAGATAAAATGTGTGCTTTGATTGCGGCATTAACGCCATTCTTGTTAAGCTTAACCAATCTTATAGCCCTCCTTAATCACTTTGTTTTGCATTGGAATTATAACACAAAAGCACTTGTGTGTCAAGTGCCTTGTTAAATTATTTACATTTTATTCATAAATTACATTACAATTACAACCTGTTCAACAGCTCTAGTACAGGCTGTGTATAACCATTTTGCAAAATACTCTCTGTCCCCCAACCTTTCGGCATACACAAGCACTTTATTTGCTTGGCTACCTTGAAACTTATGTACAGTAACAACATATCCATATGCAAATTCTTTAGGTTTCTGAACCTTGTAAAAATCCATATAATTTTCCTTAGTCACCGTAGGAATGCCTGTACGTAACAATTTGTAGTCTATACATACTTTGCGGAACACCCCACTAGTATCACTCCAAAATTGCGCAGTCATTTTTGGTTTAAGCAATTTAGTATTTTGGGTACGAATATTACGAATTTCACCAAGCTCACCATTTATTAATGCTTCACCAGTATCACTAGAAAACCACCAATCGTTTTTGAGGGCAATAATCCTGTCACCTTCAATAGGAGCATCTTGATAATTATTACCCCATTTTAGCTTTCTAATATGTGAATTTAATGTCATTCTCGTATCGTTACGTCCACACAATACAATGTCTGCACCAAGTAATAATTTATTAGATACTTTTTCTTTTGGTATTATTCTTGCTTCTTTGGGACCACCATAAGACAATGTTTTTCCTTCTCTGATATCCATACTAAGCCGAATAATAGGATTATCTAGAGCCTGTCTCATAATTTCTGTAAGCACCACATGAGGATGCTCTAAAACTGTTGCATTGCCTGAAATTGGTGGTAACTGAAACATATCTCCCAATGCAATAACATATATCTGATGGGACAATAATAGCTCCCACATTTTTTGAGGCACCATAGAAACTTCATCTACAACAACTATTTTATAATCGTACTCAAGGGTAGCTCGTTCCTCAAATTCAACATCTCCGTTAGATAATGTCTTTGGAATATATAAAAGTCGATGTAATGTCATTGCGTTATGGCATCCTTTGTTGCGCAGAACTAGACTTGCCTTGCCTGTGAATGTCGCAAAAACGACATCACTCATGTCTACGTTCAATGCGTCCACAATATACCTGACTGTGGTCGTCTTGCCGGATCCGGCTGCCCCCGCAATAACAGTATATTTTTCATTATCTTTATACCTTTGTACCGCTACTTTTATAGCTTCTTCTTGTCCTTTAGTTAATGTAATATTCTCCATAATATAATATTTCCTTAATCACTTTGTTCTGTTATTTGTACATCTTTAATAATACATTGTGGCTGCAGCACTCCCTGATAATCATTTAACGCACAGGTAGCTACCACATCAAAAGTAATCTTATCTTCAGGGTCTCCCCAACTATTAACATATTGAAGTAGTGGTGCATCTTCAGGCATTTTAAATTGAACATATTTTATCCCATTACACTCAAAAGCTACACTGTTGTTATCTTTGCCCTGAACGTAAATATCTTTACGGCGCAGGGTGATGTTAGTGATGGCAAATAACGGTTCTTCAACTTCTTTAGCCCAAACTGATTTATATTTATCTACCTCATTACATACATATGCATCAATCTTGCTACTATCTACTTCGAAATCCACTCTATAAATTTTTGCAAAATCAACGTCGGACAACTTGTCATTAAACCAAAGAGTTGCATTATTCACATCCTTAGTAGGTATTTCTACACCGAATGCTGCTGGATGTCCTTGAGCTAAAGTAACATAGGGGCAACTTTCCACTAGCCCCCTAAAATCTTCAATAGGACAATAGTCAAATGCCCTACCAGAGCCACCATACAAATCAGGGTGCTCTACTTGTTGTCTTAATAACAGAGTGGGGCGATTATACTTCTCGGCAATCTTAATAGCTACCAAGCCTGTCATTGATTGTTCTAAGTCTTTAGTACAATCACACATAATGATTTTATTATCTGTACCCTGAGCATCTATGATTTTTGTAATAGCATTAAAGCCTTTTTCTTTTAATCGATCCTGCTTACTTTTATATGACTTCATAAGACGAACGCAGTGTTCATAAATATTTTCTGTAATAGGTTCTGTCGTTCCTCTTTTAGTATATTCAAATGTCTTTGACTCATCTTCACAGAAGGCTTTTAATAGCGGCTCACGTTCATCTTTCGTTGCCATACGTAGAAAACTGTTAATCAAAGGTGCAATATAGAAACTGACCGTAAAGGGATTGATGATACCTTTTGTACTAAACTCTTGTGCTTCGAAAATTTTAAGTAGCATTTTATTTTTTAAATTACATAATCCCCAATTAACAGAAGCTCGTGTTTCTATTGATTTAAGTGACATTACATCAGCTATGTTGGCTATCGCAACCAAGTCTATATATTTGTCAGCATAGTCTGTCCAGTTTTCATCATCGAAAGCTCTACAAAACTGCCATGTAATTGCCGCACCACATTCATCTTTATTATAATTCGGACTACATTGGTTGTTAACAACTATAGCGTCGGGAATTACCTCAACTGACTGCTCATGGTGATCTAAACAAACAACATCAATACCTTGGTCTTTAAGCTGTCTGTGAGCAATAATATCATTCGTGGCCGAATCTGGGCATATTAATAAGGCTGTATTAGTCGGTATGTCAAAATCGCCACAAAGACCATGAGACTTATTTTGAGTATGAACAATAAGCTGGACATCGACATCTGGTTTGATGTCCTTCAAATATTTATATATAATTGTAGAGCTGCAGGCACCGTCAACGTCTGTGTCAGATAAGATACAAATTTTATTATCATTATTTAAATGTTTTTTTACACATTGTACAGCTGAATATATATTATTGAGATTTTGCCAATCTGCAACATCTTTTTTGGATGACTGAATATATTTTTTTACATCAACGATACCTCTATTTTTTAATGTTGTTCCAATAATATCATTAATATTATTTTCAGAGTTATTAATTAACTTGTATTTCAAACTATCACCTCAATCATAATTAGCACAATATTGCAATTATTCTGCAAATATGCTATAATATCTCAATATCGAACAAGATTCTACAAGGAGGAAAATTAACAATGGCTAACAATAACGGAACTAGTGGAGCCATGGTTGTGTTTCATATTTTTATGACAATCATTACAGGTGGCGTATGGATAGGTATATTACTCATCTGGATTATCATCAAAGCTTGCTCAGGCAAATAATATCTGCTTTGGCTATTAACTGTACCAGTTAGTAGCTTTTTTCTTTTTATGTTTCTATTTGGAACAATGAACCATTTTTGTCGGGGACGGCTTCAAATGTTACGTCTGTAGTCAGAATTTGGTTTGTAACACATGAACACAATCTTTCATTATATCTTCCGTAAGCGTAGGCGCATTCATTATTCAATGTAAGACCTCCGAACTTTGGTACCACAAGCTGTGTTACATAGATGGTTTTGCCATTCATTTTAGTTTTGATTTTCAGATAGAACGGCTCTCCGTCTTCAAAGTCTATGGCTGACATATCGTAGTAGCTTGTTCCACAATACGGACATTTATTTTTATCAATTTCATATACTGCTCCACAGTTTGGGCAATTTTTACCTTTTGGCATATACACTCCTTATCAAACAAAAAAATGGAGCGTAGTTCCCCACGCCCCACCATTTACTCTTCTAAAATATCGTGTTTTGTATAACAGTTTTCGCAAAAACATTCTCCTGTTTTTATCTTAATAAAGTCACCCTCAATGTATTCACCACAACAATCACACTGGATAGCTTTGACAAACTCATCTGAATGACAATAAGGACACACACTAACCATTGGACCATCTGGGTAAGGGTCTGTCATTATAATGTCCTTGCAATATGTGGGAGAATTAAAAATGCAGTGGCAATTTAGGCAATACCACATAATATTTATTCCTGCTTAGACAAGAATTGTAGTGTATATCCACAATGATTCTTTAAGTAATCTGCTGCACTACAAGCCGTAAGTCCGGCGAAACCACCACGTACAATAATAATTTTGTCTTTAATCTCATAGCTTCCTGAAAGGGCTGCGAGTGCTGTCTGAGGTGTCCAAATGTGTTTCATTGATTTAACTCTCCTTTGTCAATAAAATAGCAAAACTCCCCCTGACGGTAATGCTCCGTCTTCTCTTGGGTCAAAGCCAAGTGTGTCCACTTGTCCACTAAGGGGGTATATGTGGCATTGTTATGTTGCTCTTCGCCACTGGTAACACCACATTTAAATGGGTATGTGATAACCGTGAATTACAACCTCACTCCCTTGATGATGTACACTCTCTTGGGAGAAAACTAAAAAACTTTCGTGGCCAACGCCCTAGTTGATTTTTTGCAAAAGCCTATAGTTGCTGTGACTTTTTTAAGCGACATATCAGGTTCGAACTGACGCTTTTAGCTTGGGAAGCTGACGTGCTAACCACTAACACTAATATCGCATAATCAAATAGCGTATTTCGGATTCGAACCGAAACTGCCGTGTGTTTGAGACACGTCTCTCTTCCTGTTGGAGTAATACGCCATATTGGATTGAGTTTTATAACTCAATCACTTTGTTGTGTGCACATTATATCACAATTTACTTATTTTGTCAATAGAAATTTTATGCTATTCATGATTTATTTACAATTATTAACAAGGCACTTTGGTATTATAGATTAGTAATTTAATCCAGTAAAATTGCTGTACGTGCCTTTTTCATCAAATTATATTACATTTTTAAAGCTTCTTCGATAGGCTTGTACCTATCATCCTGTAACGCCTTTACCAAGCACTCGTAGGGATCTGTCTCCCCAGACATAACCATTTTAACGAGATTCTGACTATATCCAGAAATCAGCACTACGCCAAGCTCATTCTGTTGAATTGGAACTACATTGCTATAATACTCATTGACATTCCAGAATATCAATCTCGGAAGCTGATATCCATACGTTGAATACTCCTGAGCAATCGCTTCAAACAATGGCTGAGTGAAATTAAACGCCTGCCCATCAAACTGCAAATCGCTAATAACCACAATATTCTTAGGCATATCTTCCTGGGACATCTTGCTGTTTATCGCAGTTCTAAGAATTAAATCAAACACAGCTTTAATATTAGTATTACTACAATCAGTCTCCTGATAAGTCTTTACAAGCTTTTCTCTCAAGGTATCCATGCCACCAAGACTAATCAGCTTCGGCTTTGCACCAAAAGTAATAAACTGATTATGGAACTCACCAGTGCTTCTTTCAGCCATATAAATTGCCATAGCAGTACTTACGTCCATTGGCTTACCATACATCGAACCAGAGCCATCACGAACAACTAAGGTATTTTCGCTAGTGAGTATCGGTAGTGCTTTCCACAGCCCTTCAAGGGTTTCGTCGTACTTTTTAACATGAGTGCCCCAACACTCAGCATACCTATGAACTATATCATCAGGGAACAAAACAGATGCATTAATTTTAGCTTCTCCCTTAGAAAGGGCACCAAGATACGCTCTTCTACGTTCTTCATCATTTCTGAGGAACGCATCGTTATAAATCAGATTTGCACGAGAAGGCACAGCTTCATAGTTAATTTCATTCCACTGTTTGGCAGACATTTTGCATTCTACTACATCAAGATATTTACGCATCCGAGAAAGCGTCTGACGGTACTGTTTAGAAGTCATCCCCAAATACTTACGAATGGTTGCAGCATATCTTTTTGTTATATTAGACGAGGCCACTTCGGACGGAAGCCATTTCGGAAGCAAGGAAATGGACTGACCATCATTCATATGTGCAATGTCTATAGATAACTGTGTAGCAATTAATGCCTTAACTTCATCCTTAACAGGAGTATCAAGCAAACACAACAAGTCATCCCATCGTCCATAGTCACTAATCAGATGTAAAACACTACGTACCATGTCGGGTTTAAGAGTTGCGAGGTATGTCATGACTACCCTAAATAGTCTGCGCTCACCGATTCCATATCTACAATCCCTACAGTAAAATAACCAACGCATAGCTACAACAGGATCTTCGTAATAAGCATCCATAAACTTATTAATGATTTCTCGCTCCGGTTGCTTTCTCAGTGAAGTTACTGAAAAGTTTAAATCGAGCAGCTTTTTGCCAGAGGTTACGTATCCAACAGCACCATTGGTCGTTAAACATTTCTCGTCATTTAACTCGTTCTTAAGAGCATTTATAAAAGCCATTTTCCTTTTTCTCCTTTAAAATTGATTTTATTTTTTATAAAATCCAAGACACCTTTGGTTATATGAATTACAAGTTCATTCCAATAAAGTTGCTGTAAGTGTCTTAGGAGTTTACAAGAGACCGTATTGATTATTTGATGTTTTTTAAATATAGAATTATAAATATAAAATTTGCTGTTGGTCTCTTTGAATTTAGCAAGACGCATTTTTTTCCACTATGCAAGAAAAAATTTGCTGTTAGCGTCTTAGAGGAAGATAGATAGGACTCGAACCTACGATTACAGCTTGCCTTTTAACATTGCTGTATAAGATTTTAACAAACCTTATTATTTTGCTGTTGTCTTACCACTTGACTACTATCTCCAAATTGTGGACAGGAGCAAGACTCGAACTTGCGACCACGGCTTTACCAGAGCATTATAACATTGCAGTTTAGGCTTATAACTAAGCCCGATTATTACGTGCTCTAACCAACTGAGCTATCCTGTCCATAAACGCAGAGCACAGCAATCGAAGCTGATACTTTTTACAGTACGCACCGCTTAGCAGGCGGGCTCCGAACCTCTCGGATTTACTCTGCATATTAATGGCACTATCGTAGCTCCCACGCTATTTTCTTCCTATTTGTAAAGTTCGTTAGAAATAGTAAAGCAACCTATCTTTTGGTCCCACTGATGGAATTCGAATCCATACTTTAATGATTTTAAGTCATTTGCCTGTCTGCCAGTTGGGCTACAGTGGGGTACATAGTGGTTTTTAAAGTGAACCACCAAACACATAATCACTTTGTACTATAATTAGCCTACATTATCAAGGATTTCTTTAATTCCTATCAGTCCAGCGTAAGCATCTCCGTCACCTGATGTAATAATCGTTTTAACCGAACCATTAATCGCCTTTACGGCCTCGGACTGTACATCAAGTTCTTTGTCTCTAAAATACTCATCAGTATAAGCTTTCTGTTTTTCCAGCTCCGCTTCTTTAGTAAGTTTAGCAATCTGAAGTTCCTGTTCCGCAATCTTTATATTCGCTTCAGAAACCGACAGTTCTGCTTCAGCAGCTTTCTGTTTTTCGTAAGCCGCAGCATCAGCTTCATTCTGACGCTTAATCAGTTCCACTTTCGAATTAGCTTCCTGCTCATCAACTATTTTCTGATTTATTTCATTCTGCTTATCTCTATCAAGTTTTGCAAGCTCCACCTCATTCTGAGCCTGTGTTTTCTGGTCAATCTTTTCCTGAATATCTGCCGGAAGAATCAACGTACCAATTTCAAATCTAACAAGTTCCACACCATAAATCTCATTCAAAGTTTGTGAAAGAATTTCAAATACCTGATTCTGTATTTCAGATCGAGACGATTGAATGTCATATACCGAATAAGCCTGTGATACTGTCGAGAGTTTACCTTTAGTAAGACCATAAATGTCATTGTCTACAATACTGTCAAACGACTTCGTTCCAAAAGACTTAATAATTCTTTCGATATCCACTGGACGAATACTTATATAAATATCAGCATCAATATTCTTGCCTTCCTGCGAAGCAATCTGCATTGACATATCCTTACTGTTGTCGCCTTCAGCAAGACTCGTCCAGTTTTTCGAAATGATTGTGGTCGGGTAGGTTAGTACATCCTGGGTAATAGGATTTATACGAATACGACCTGTGCGTTCAACATTAATTACCGAAGTGCCTTCAATGACATTATCATCAGTAGGAGATGCTGTCCTGTCATAAACATAACCTACATAACCTGCATCAATTGTTTCATGAGTTACCCCGTACCCAATCAGCCCACCAATAACAATTACAATTGCTAATATTAATGATATTATAACTTTATTCATCTTCGTCCTCATCTTTTTCATTTGTAAAAAATTTTTTAATTTCAATATAAATTTCGTTGTGGAATAACAACGCCACAACAACAGCGATTAATAATAGAAGAATAATTCCCTTAATAGGCATATTACTTCTCCTTGCCCTCACATAATATATTAATTTCTGTCCATGCTCTCACATATGCCTCTTTCTGAGCCTCAATACTTTTTTCACGCTTTGCAGCTTCACGACGCGCTTTCTTTTCTTCATTCTTCTTTTTGCGTTCCTTGCGCTCTTCCTCTATCTTTATCTTTTCGGTTCTTTTGGCATCATTCTTAAGAAAAACTCTGATAGCTCTATCAATCAGCTTATTATAAATTGAGCTACCACCAACAAGCTTCTTAGTGATACAAATTGAAATGCCCTGTTCTACAGAGAATTCATCGCACTGATGAACTACTGCTTTTTCGGTTGTACCATCCATAAACTCTACAACAATTGCACAATTATTATAAATTCTTACATCTTTGATATCAGGAATCAGTTTCTTAGTGGATTGTAGGAATCCATCTTTATAAAATTTAGCGACTAGCTTACCGTCATGATCATCCCTCGTAAGCATTGTTTTTACTTCGGGGTTAACATCTGGTTTAACGTTTGCTTTCACCAAAATATCATCAAAGTTATCTTTTGTGCTATAACCAATGGTAGTACTTATACTAGTAATAGTGTTACTAATTGGAACTGTAGTCGCATTTACAGTTGCAGTTGTAGTTTCGCCATTATCAAAATAAATTGTTCTATCCGTCGCATAAAAACTATTAATATTCTTATCGTTGTTAGTGCCCATAATTAATTCTCCCACCTATTTTTTTATTAAACATAGCAACTGTTATCATTGTCGCCACCAGAGTTAAAGAATTTTAAAATTATCCACATTATTAGTAGCAAAAGCCCTAGTGATCCTAGTACCGCTAATATACTCCATACGACCTCTCCCATATTGTTTGCCCCCAACCTCTTTGTTTTGTGTATATATTATATCATACTATCTTTTATTTGTCAATACGGTATTTCCGTAATTCACAATTTATTTACAATTTACCTAATTCGTTGCAAATCATGATTCAATAGATTAAACCACTTGTCTGGCTCGTCACTGGGACTTTCTTTTTCATCCAGAATGTCATCAGCATCGATAATCGCCCAAACAGGAACACCTTCTAAAAACTGATTAGCAATGTCTTGAATAGTTTCTCTATTAATATCTTTATCATACGCAAAAATAATTTGCACACCCAGTCTAATTAACATTTGGATTTGATGCTTAGAAATCTTACTACCACCCGTAGATACACCATAAAACCCCATCTCGTATAGCTGCATTACTGCTTTTTCTGACTCGACTACGAACACTCTACCTTGTTGAATAATATTATTAAGTAGCTTATCAAGCCCATATAGTAAACGTGACTTTGAACAAGGTTCAAGGTAAATGTACTTCATATCAGACGAATCTAATTTCTCTTTAAAAATACGTCCTTTAACACCTACTAAATCCCCTATCTCTGATCTAATAGGAATAGTAATGTAATTGGTCTGAGGATCATACCCAACTTCAAAGAAACGCTGAGTGCTCAAAGAAATATTGTCTTTCTCAAAAAGATGATTCCCTATTGGTAGATAATAGTTCAATATCTTCTCGCTAATCGGTTTAACTAGGATGTCATCTGAACTGTTAATACAGTCACCTGATTGCATATCCTTTAATAGTTTTAAAATTTGCAAGCTCTCAGGAATTGGCTCTTCTTTGTCATAATAATCAATAGCACAAATATTACAAAGATGCCTGAGGGCATCAATGAAATTTAAATCTTTAGCCCACATTACAAGGTCAAGAATATCTGCTGTGCGACTCTGCTCCTGAGGTAATATATCACGAGTGTAATCAATTACAGTCAAATTGTCATTTAAATATACTGTAATAGCGCTCTTGTTATCACCATCAGGATTCGAGCATGTAATATACCCATTACTATGACGTCGAATAAAGCGACAACCAATGTCTTCGAGAATTTCTTCAATCTTATTTTCTTCTAAGATTTTTTCTTTTAAAATCTCGACCCTCATCGATTATCCATCCTCTCTTTTAGTGTGACATTATTATATCACAATCACTTTGTACTGTCTATGGACAATGCCACTAAATTATTCGACAATGAATTCTTTTAATTTGTTATATATATCTATATCAGAAACACACCAAAGTTCATTCCACTCCAGAGAACATAATGCTCCAAGTATTGACTTTGCACTGACAGTGTAATTATTACCATCAGTAAGATAAATATTCTCTCTTTCGGCAGAGCATATATTAACAAACTTATTAATGTCTGCCATCTTATCCAATCTAATCTTCACTCTCATATTCTTATTGCCACCTTTCTTCAGCAAATCCATTTTCTATCGTATAAAATACTTTTTTGATGCCAAGCGAACGAATAACCCTTTCGCAACCCTCGCAGGGTCTAGCTATCGCAGGCTCTCCATTCTTATGTTGACGAAAAATATAAATAGACGCATTGCTTAAATCTATTTTATTTTTAATCAACGGAAGTAATGCGTCTATTTCTGCATGACATTTACCAGGACATTCTATGCCATATCTTTCCGTATCAAGCTTCGCCTGTAGTGGATTGCATTTAACATTGCTATTACACCCACTAGAAATAATTCTGTGTTTAAGTACCACAACTGCCCCAAGGGGTTGCTTGTGGTCTGAGAGTTTTGATACCGCCTTGGCAGCAGCAAAATAGGCTTTCTGTGTCCTAGTCATATCTAATTATCCTTTTTACTTTTTCTTTGTGTACTTGAGCGAAATCCATCCAGCACCAGATTTTAATTTTCCCCAACCATTCTTCTCTTCAACAATAGTATATACTTCGTTCTTTTTGATAGAAGTTGTTACTTTATACCTTGTCCCCGGACCAGACCGAACATTAAGTACATTCGCTGTTACTCGCACTGTATAAGGCATAAATGTCTTTACTGCAATTTCCTGTAGGTCAGTTGCGTCCACCCAACCATATGCTGTAGAGCCACCACCAGAAACGGCTATAACCATATATGGATGTCTACTTTTTCCTACTCGATAAACATTATTAACCTTTACTTTGCCTGGTTTACAAATATAACCTTGAATTGCGTCGGAAGACTTGTAATGCTTAGTACCATTGAACTGTACAACCTGCCCTACTTTAAAAACTGGTACTACAGTATTAGTTGTATTAGAAGACGAAGAAGAATTAGTTACTCCGTAATATTTCTGTACTGCCTGAAGAAAATTATTCCAAAGCCCCTGATCTCTAATTGTTTGAGGACAGTTCTTTCCATCAGGAGCAAAGTCATGATGTTGTTTAACAGCACCAATAGTTAGGTTATTTTCTTTAAGAAGCTTTGCAGTAAGCCATGCAGCATTATCTCTAGCTTTGTCAAAGTTTCCATCAGAGTTGACGCAGATTTCTATGCCTATTGATGCCATATTACCACCACCCTCTACTCTACCATCAGAAGCATGATATGCAATTTCGTTGTCTGGAATATGGTGATAAATTTCATGATCGTCAACGGTGTAGTGCCAAGAGACATAAGTTGTATTTGCCTTGGCAAGATTCTTTAAATAAGTAGAATGGTTCTTTGCATCGGCACCTTTAGATGAATTACCTGTTTCGTGAATTACAATCCACTTCTTTTGTCGCACATCTCCTGGTCTAACTTTTCCACCTTTCTGTGGAATTATATCTTCAATAATATTCACTTTACCCACTCCTTTATTATTATTCATTTCTATTGGATTTTTGGTTGGCGTGGTGCTCGAAGATGTTTTGAGATAAATTACCAACATATTATCAACTGCCCTATTTTCCAATCCATTCGTAATGGTCTTGCCATCATAAATCATACGACTCGAACCACCACCATCAGCATTTAACATAAAACTCAAACCAAGAGATAATCCAAGATTTTGAAGTTCATCATAAGTCATACCTGGAGAGTCAACGCAAATTACATAAATATAATTCGCATCATATCCTATACAAGTACGTCTTGTTTTGTATGCCAGTTCTGTTGCATATGTAATGATAGTCTTCTTACCATCCTTAATAAGCATCGGGTACGCACTACAAAAATCTTTCCAATCTCGTTCTTTATGCCGCCCATATAAAAGCTCATTGGAATCAGTGATTCCAAAGCCTTCGGTTCGTAACCCGTCATATGCATACTGTTGATGATTGCTCACTAACGAAAAACATGGTAAACCAGCACTATTCATGCCGAAGAGCCCAAGATTCGTAACTAAATTGGGTTTTTTAGCCTGCCTATCGTAGAAAGACTGTAATGTCTCGCGAGGCTGTTGCCCTATTTCAATGCCAATTTTGTCAATTTCCTTTTTAGAAATTTTAACAATATGAACGTATTTTTTGTTTGTAGGTTCATATAATTCCATAAATACTACTCCTTTATAGTCTCACAGACAACCACTTTGTTCTGTTTGCTGTATTCTATCATAATTATTTTGCCCTGTCAATATGCACAACATACAAATATTTTAATGAGCTGCTAAATCACATTCGTGCAATTCATCAATCATCTTTCTGAGATAGGGTGACAACCTGTTATAATACCTTGTATCTAAAAACGGATCCATATGTGTCGATACAAGCCATGCTATCTCTATCGCAGATTCACCAAGACCATATATCATATAAGCCGAAACACATTGATGCTGATAATAATGTGCTGAATCAGACAATTCTCCTTTTATATTTCGAAATGATTTTACATAAGGTTTTCCTATGTCGTGATAGAGCGCAGCACTGTACACGTCCCAATCAAATGCTTTTGTTACCCCATAAGAATATGCCTTCATACAATGATCATATATACTCAACGTATGATGTGGGTTATCATGTGGAATTTTTGCGCTATTCAAAACTTGCCTGATGTACATTGTTTCATTAAAATCGTCAGGACGAACAACTTTAATTTTAGAAATTCCTTCGTCGTAATAAGGTGCCTGAAAACGCTTAAGCATTCTATCAATCACCTCTTTGCCAACAGTACGCTCCCTCGCCGCATCACGAGTAATACAAACTTCAATCGGAGCCCATATGATATGACATTCAATTTTGGCAAACTTCGGGCATACATTAATAATGCAAGACCGATCTTTGCGAGTCATATTCGTGGCGTCATACCAGACAGTTCGTCCGTCATTTAATGCTTCCACAGCCCTCTTTTGCATAGTAGTAAATACTTCTACTGGGTTTTTCTGAATTGATTCATCTCCATAAAATTCTTTACGAATAGAGTCAGAGCTTAAGATAATATCATCTTCAAATGCGTTTGTTTTAGCATATGTAGTCTTGCCACTTCCTGGAATTCCACATAGCAAGATTAATCTAGGTCTATTCATTTTTATTCCTTTTTCTTGAGTAAATACTCGCGGCTTACATTTTTAAAGGAATCCTTGCCATCAAGAGAACGATACACCAATCCCTCTCTCATCACATTAGAATTAATTGCTGATTTACCAGTAGCCAATTCTTTAAGTTTCTCCATAGTATCTGGCATCTGAACTGTTCCAAGAATAGGAACCCACTTCATACCCCATTGTTCGATTAGTGTCTTACCAGCATCTGATGACCATCTACCACGTACAGAATCTTTAAAATTAAATATATACAAATCATCTTCCACAAGCTTTAAGGGATTGCCCTGCACAGAACCTACACCTTCGCCCTGAATGCATACCCATTTAAGTTCTGGATTGTCATGAAGAAAATCTCTCAAATGTCGTTCAATATCATACTTAAATGCCAAATCCCAATAAATATTATGATCATGATAGCACTTCTGTTTTTCGTCCTGTTGTCTTACATTTCTAGAACAAACGTAAAATTCAAATTTATTTTTACCCTTTTTCTCAAGTGCATACGTGCATGAGGTTCCGTCCAACTTTTCTGTGGCGACATAAGTGTTCCCATCACCAACACGCCAAGGTTGGTTTTCGCAATTATGTGTAACAACTCCATCGGCAATAAAATTATGATTGTCCTCTACTTCAATATCATATACTGTATTGAATTTTTGTGGAAAAATCTTATTTTTTCGTTGGCCATTGTAAATATTAATAACAGGACAAGGTAATACTCGATATGTTTTTTTGTAAGTTTTCTTTTTTGTTTCAAGAAGTGGTTCATATTGTGGAAGTGTTTTGTAAGACATTGATTTACACATATAAGGTGTTACCAAAGAAAGAAAATTCAGAGTTCCATCAACATCAATATAGATATGGTAATATGCCTTGTTATTTTTCTTTTCCGGACTCACGTGACAAGAAATTCCAAATTTATCATTTAATAAATTTGCCAATTTGTGATTATCGCTTTCCGAAAATCCTTGTGTATTTAATCTAATACTTGGAGAGTGTACATTGTCCATTCTATAAGAAAGGCATCCATCATCCATATACCAAAACGCCAATGATTCTTCGGTTAATTTATTAAGGAAATTATCTGTGATTGTCTTTTTTCCATTAATAAAGCAATCTGTTCTTAGATTCATATCAACATATGCATCAACTGGCAGATACCAATGATAACAACATTTACCATTGCCAAAACTTCCAATGCCAGCATTGCAAATTTTCCCATCGTTAAATAAAGATTTTTTGTATTTCAGATATTCAAGCTGTTCTTCTCCGTTGGTAGCAATCACTCTAAGCAAACCTCCAACTCTTTTATCACGATAAATATGACTGTCGCCTAGCAACATTCCATAGATTGGAGACAAACAAGAATCTTCATAAGCTTCTACTGGACTATATATAACGTCCCCAATTTTAATATCTTTCGCAGCAATATAACCATTCCTTGTAAATATCTTATGATCGGAAGTGCAACATAAATGATTTAATCTAGACGCCCCAACTTTATAAGGGTATTCCAAAGTCAAAACTTCTCCACTAGGATGATTGAATTTTTGATAATCTAAAATTTTTTTATACGATAATGTGCCATCGCTGTTCATGCTTAAAACTTTTACTGGAAGTTGATTGTTTACAATATTGGAAATACTTTTAATTCCATGATCGGTCACAATTTTAGTTTGTGCAATTAAACATCTTTCTTCGTCCGTTTTAGAAATAAACGAAGGGAATTCTTTGGGTGCATCTTTCTTCTTCCCGAGAAAAACAAAAATAAACTTTCTAAACCATTCGTGTTTCATCAATTTCTTAACAAACTTGTTACTAAAAAACTTGGGATGACGTGCCTTCATAGACTTATACTTAGCATTAGGATCTCCATTACTTTTTCTAATATTATCTTCTTCAACTGAATATTTAATACCCAAAATATCGGTAACATCAGTTCCCTCTCTAAGCCCATCCAATTCTTTGAACACAGACTGTGGCAGTGCAAGTCCCTGTGAAATACAATTAAACTTACCAAGCTTCATAGTCTTAACCTTAAATCCCTTGGTACGCAAAAATTCAAACTCTTCTCTTTCAGGTACTTTTGAATCAATCTCAATATATACGCAAGGATCTCCCTCTTTGAATTCACCCTTCTTACATATCAGATTCCAACCAAGAACATAACATTGTTCGATATTATCTGCTCCTTCAATAGGCCTGATATTGGTGACTTTTTCAATATGAGCCAATGCTCTCTTTCCGTTTACAATCATATTTATCTCCTTAGTTCATTACATTTTTAAACTCTTTCGTAACTAACTTCAATCCGAGTTATTTCTTTTTTAATCTTCTTCACCTTATACGGTTGATTCCAATACTCATCCTCCTGACACTCTGTCAACCCCCTCTCCCAATCGATCCTCCACAGCTCACCATCAATTTCAATAATAGTACCAATGTGCTGCGTCCACCTACCACTATCACCTTCGATTTCGTCAACCCTAACACCATTCCACACAAGGGTGTCAATTTCCCTCTCGTTTAACTTTTCACCCTTCTTAAGCTTGGCTACAGTTTCATCATAATCTGCCCAAAATCCCATAATTAATTCCTTTCTATTTTATTGTGTTCATCACACCACTTTTGACATTCTTCCATAGACTCAAAGCACATATCTTCTCTGTGCCGTGGTCTAAAATCATTTTTCACCTGATAAGTTACATTCATAGTGTTTTTCTCAATTTCAATAAAAATTTTTGCTATCTCAAATGGTCTCTTGGGTGAAGTCCATTCATCCCAATATATTGGAATGTAAACCTTGCTCCCAATATGATACTTAACTTCCATCTTTGTATCCTCTCAATCTTGTTGATTTCTCTTGTGCTTATTGACAGCTCTAAGCGTTCCTGGTACCTGCTGCCAAACATTCCTATCTAAATCCGCTTCTAACGCAAACATATCCTTACCACCATTTCTATTTTTTATCAAATTGCATAATACATATTTCTTCTTTTTGTCTAATGGTGTGCTAGCAACCTCATCAGTCCAACCCACAAGTGGTTTATCATTATTAACTATTTCGTAATCATCATATTGATTAGACTTCAAATGAAGCATCATGACCATATTCGAAAATAAATGGAATATATGCTTTGCAGTAGCAACAGAAGTACTATTTACATCTTCAATCTTTAAAGCGTTCGCTGCATCTGCCATCTGAAAGCTCATAATGGCAGCAACATTCAAAGAAACATTTAATTCCGTCAGAAGCGTTGTAGTTTTTACAAAATCAGACCATGATGACATATCTGAATTAGACGAATGCTTTAGAGTGTCATAAAACCAGCACTGTGTTTTATTTACACGCACAGTTTGCCTTACTAAACGTGTGATATTCTCATCAGAGTAATTCGCCGCAACATTCTTGAATAAAATCATATCTTTACGCTCTTCAAGCCATTTCATAGCATCTTTTACGTTGCGATATTCTTCTGATTCATTCTGTAGCCGCTTGATGAACTGTTCTACTGTTTCTTTTTCGGGATTGCGATAGATTATTTCTTTATTGCTATTTAAATACAATCCATGTTTAAATCTCTCTTCTGTGATAGAAATTTCGTGCCCAAAAAGCTTCTGAATCGCCGGAGAATTTAACACAGATACGTGAATGCATCGTAACATCTTATCTGTCTGCATTTCGTTAGCAAAAAATGCGCACTTAACGTTCTCTACTAAGGCCAAATGTGTGCATAGATAAATCAATGATCTACCTTTACCTGAGTTGCTTAAAGCTCCAATTCCGTATGTATCGCCCGGTAATATGCCACTGCAATATTTAGTAATAAAATCCCATGCACAATTATAACCTTGAGCAGGTGTTTTGAAATACTCATCCATAATAGAGCTTGCATTTGCAACTGCATCTATTGGCTCATCAAGACCAGTAATTACTCTAGAGCATATAGTATCAAGTCCTCCACGAACAATATTGGCACAATCATCTGCCGTTAATTGCTCGAACTTAGGATGAAATAGTACTTTTGTTACATCATAGGTCTTGTTGAGTGAACGTAATAAACTATATTTTTTAAGCTTATCTACGAATTTGCCTAGCTCATACTGCTCAACGGCTACGCTCATAACTCCTTCGATGAACTTAAAACCACCAAATTTTTTATACCCCTGTAACCGTACCTCTGATGATGCCGCAAACATATTGGCTTTTGCAGCAGTGAATGTATCAGAACAATTTAAAATATAATCTTGAAAGAACTGATAGAAAAAAGCGCAACCTTTATCGAAAAAGTCATCATTTTTAATGACGCTAGTATAAGAAAAAGATACTAAAGAATCTTTAAAAAATGTTCCAAGCACAATCATTTCTGTTTGCGTAGAACATAATTGTAGTTCAAGTTCTTCATTCATAAACACACCGCCATCTTATATAAAATCGTCAAGAATATTACTCAAATTTACATTATTATCCTGTGTATGGGTTCCTTTGAGACCTTGCACCTTACTATAGTCAATATACTCTTTTGTTGCTTCTTCTCTTACCCTTTCTTGTTCCGCTATCTCTCGTTTACGCATATCTTCTCTATATCTTGCATTCCAGTCTACTAATATACTTAAATCATACAAGATTGCGTTAATACCACCTTTTATGTTTCGCCGATAATGGATTGCTTTTAAATCATCTATATAATATTTCCATTCTTTAAGCAGTTCTTTGGGAGAAATTTCATAGATTTGCCCTTTGGCCTTCCCCTTGTAAACCTGATCGAGTTTTTCAAATACTCTATCGTTTACTTTAGAAATATTATATTCCTTGCTAATCCAGACAAAAATATTATCTTTGTCTATCAGCGCATTTATCTTTGATTTAAACTCTGCGGCAAACAATGGAATGTCACTTAAAGCCTGTTTCCAGATAGCTGTTCTTGCCCTTGGACTACTAATTTTTATTTCGCACATTTTCTTAAAGCAGTCTATATGATAGTACTGATTTTTATAAAACAATATATCATCGGGGATATTATCTTTATCTATAGCAATATTTTTTTTACACTCATTACATATTCTATTAATCATTAAACCCCTCCAAATCTAAAAAAATATGAGAGTGGGAGTAATCACTCCACGCTCCCATTTAGTGTTTAATTTATGCCTTGAGAACTGTAAGAATTTCCTGAAGAGTTGCTGCGTCAGATTTCTTCATTGCTGCTGGGGTTGAGGGGAGGTTTGCTGAGGCGAGAGCGGACTTTTTCTCGGATTGTTGTTCTTTTGTCAGCCCCTTCATAATATTAGAAATTTCGCCGAATAGCTTATCTTCCTTTGCAATATTAGATGTAGCTTCAAAAGCTTCTACAGAAGAAAGCTCATCTTTATGTTCGTGATAATACGTTTCTTTTTCATTCTGTTCCTGTTTCATTTTTTCAGCCATATACTGATCGTCTGCTTTTGTGGAGGTGATTGATTTTTTGATAGCTTCCGTAACAACTCTAATATAGTTATTTACAGAAAAGTCAACTTTTTGTTCAATATCGGGGAATCTACCTCCTGCATCCACAAACCCGTCTCCACGGAACCACATATATCTTTGCGTATCAACAACCTTGTTATCTTCAATTTCCTTTTCAGCATTAATCATCATAACTATATCGGCCTTATTTGCAAAAATACCGTCATAGTCCGTATTAAGGTTACTAGTTAACAACTGATACGCATCACCGTTTTTCTCAGTAATTTCCTTATATTTAGTGTGACCAATCCAGATTAAACCATATCCACTTCTTGACAACCTAGTCATTATATCATCAATAAGCGTTGTTAGTTTTTCTCTAGGTGCCCCAAAACCACCAAAACAGGCATTGAATCCACTAGGAATTTCCCCCTTTTCTCTTCTATGGAGCCTGATAACTTCCTTTTGCCCAATTTTAATTAATTCATCCACGGTATCGAAGCAAACAAATTTAAAATGATTGTCTTCTTTATTCTCGCACAGGTCATCTACAATTTCATTTAAAGTTCCCCAGTCCGGAACAGTATCATATACGACCCCATCTAGTGCTTTCTGTCCTTCCTCGTTACCTATTTCAAGCAATAATCCATAACTTAAGTCTCCATAAAGCTTTTGAATAAAATCTTTAAATAAAGTAGTTTTTCCTATTTTTTTAATACCTCGCCAATAGTGTCTATAGTTCGCAAGATCTACTTTTACTTCATTTGTTTTATATTGTCTCGCCATCGTCTGCCACATCTCCTCTTAAAGTATTCAAATAATTATTTAGCTGTTCCTATGTTACATATCCCTATTCTATTGCGTTATCAGCATATGACCAATGAAGCTTTTCTTAAATCACTTTGTGCCATATGGGGTAGATACTAAAACCTACCTAAACAACACGATTCTTACTCCACTGATTACCAATCTACCTCATCTTCGCTACTACTTGCATCATCGCTCCAAGGTAGTTCATTGCTACTTGCCGATGTTGATGCTGTTCCCCATGTATCTGCATCCTTTTTAGGAGCTTCACCAAACTGCTTATCAGCTTTCTTGTTCTCCTCAATAGCTTTTCTCGCCGCAGCAATTGAGTCTTCTACGTAAGTCTCCTTATCAATTGTGCTAGGCTTTGCATTTTTAATAACAAGCTCAGAAATTCTTCTGCCAGTAGGTCTATCAAATGTAGTTTTCTCAGTGCCCCAAGAATCTTCCACTTCTACAGTCTCAGTAGGCACAAAGCTAGATATTGAACCAGCAATCTCAATAGAATTAAAAGGCCTAAGTCCTTTCTTTATATTCGTTGCCAGTGAACCATCTGTAGCAACGAATGTCGTCGGAACGATATCAGCATAAGCAACATGCAGTGCGTCAATTACAAATCTACCAGTTGCCTTATCTTTATCATCTTTCTCTTTATCAATGCCCTGGTAAATAATTGTAGCCCTAAAATCTGCCGTAGGCTGAAAATCATCTGCGTCAAAATCTATAGGCTTAGATAAAAGAGAAATCTGCGTTGGTACAAACTTAGTGCTTCTTTTAGGATTACCATCTTTATCAACGTAAAGACTAAAATCAATTGTGCCACGAATATATATAGACATATCGTCCGTGATATGATTTCTAACATATTCGCAAGCATCATATTCCGTCATGTTGCGATTGATATTCTTGCCAGACGCAACATCTTTTTCAAGACCAACCTTAATACCAATTAACTGTCCATTATGAGACTCATTTCTATTTGCCCAAGCTACAGTTTCTGTTTTCTTTGACTTCGAATCATAGAAATATACATTCTGTCTTGGCATACCATTTAAAGATATATACTCAGTCTGTCCTGGAGCAAATTCTACTCCGAAATTGATTGCTCTAAATCTAGAGCCATTTTTGGTATCCTTTTCAGTATAAAAACCGTTTTTTGCAGTGCCACTTACTATGCCTGAAAGCACAAATTCTGTTTTTGTAACAGGTAAATCAAAAATTCTTTTGCTAGCCATATTTATCTCCTTATTAAATATAAAATTTTAATCACTTTGTTCTGTATGATACGTATAATAACGGTCATCCGATACTACATCGTATAATTCATATCTTTCTAATATATCATTGCCTACATAAAGATGAGATGTAACTGCCCTACATTCCGAGCAGTATACATCAATATATAATTCATCTTTAATTTGGTTGTAATTTATATTAGAACAATGTATGTGTCCACATATACATTGGAAATAACTCTTATTATGTTTCAAATCTGACATTTCTCATTGCTGTCCCCCTTAGCCTCTTTGTCTTATGTACTGCAATGATTATACTACACTTTCACGTTTTTGTCAAGAGTCATTTTATAATATTCACAATTTATTTACAAATACCTTAATTAGCTGCTTGTCTGACTTAATTAAAAAAACATTTTTGTCATATGCAAACTCGATAACATCATTCATTGGGATATATAAATCTTGATCCTTAAACCTCACTCCTATCTTATCTTCGTTGCAAATAATATGAATACAATCAGTTTTATATCTTTTGCCGCCAAATAGCTTATGATAAATATGAATAAGTCCTGGTGAATTATTGATTGAATTAAATAATGTTAAAAAATCTTGCATTTTCTGCCCTCCTCATTTGTCAATTCAAATAATATTTTGTATTCAGATTATACATTTTTTAAAAGACCATTGTCAATAAATATACATATGGTAAATTTTGGCTAAAATAATATAATCACTTTGTGTTGTATGTAATGCTAAAACTTGCTAAGGACAATAATGTCCTTAGCAAACTATACATATTGCTCAAATTTTGCTTTTAAAATCTGTGGATATAAGTCAGAATAAATATCATATCTCCTAGCTATTTTCTTACAATTTTGAGTTGTAATAAAATTATTGAATGTTATATTTTCTTTTTGCATTTCAAGTTTAATGCAATGCAATAAACCACTTTCTTGAATACTTGTTGGTGTCATATTAATATCTAAATACTTTCGAATTGTCATAAAGCGTTTCTGGCACCATCTATAACGATGCTCGGCATCAGAGGGATTATTTGAATCTGAATATGTGTCTTTTACATTCGCATTCATTTTGTAAATACCTAAATTTTTCACTTTTCGCACAATTACCGGATCGGTAGAATTATATGATACTAATTCCATTTCACGAAGGGATTTTTCTAAAATAACATATGCACGTTCATCTAAAGGAATAACTTTCCCTGTTTTAAAGTAAATACACATATTATTTAAACTAACTTGTGTCCTTTCTAAGTAGCATAATTCCTTAAGCCATTGTCCTCCTACCCCCAAAAATAATAATTCTAATATAGCTTTATCTGTCCAATTAAGTAATTCATTTTGAATATCTATTAACTGCTCCCTTGACAGTATCATACTACGTTTTTTATCCTTATTCACACAAGGAATCAAATCCGCTTTAGTAATTTTATCATATACATTTGATATCTCTGACCTTTTTTTATCCTTTGCCCATCGTGCAAAATATTTGGCAATCATATTAAAATTTTGCAAATACTTTACTGAAATTGTGTTTGTCTCTCGATAAATATTTAATACTTCTTCTCTAGAAAAATCATAAAAATATTTTTGATATTGATCCTCATATGATACAAGTTTATATATTTTTGCCTTAACAGATTCTTCAATATCAAATCTACTACGCATATATTCCTCTAAAAAATCTTTTAATTCCACCTCTGTTGTATAATTCATTTCGCTTCCACTCTCCTCGTGGGGTATTTTCAATTTATTATTCTATCATCACTATACAATATTATCAATCATTTTGTACTATATCAAAACAAATTATCCAAAACTTTAATTGTCTTTTCTTTCTCTTCTTTTAATACATCAACATATCTTTGTGTAATTGCTATATTGCTATGTCCTAATTGTTTAGCTATTGCTTGAATACTTACTCCTGCTGCCGCCAAATTAGTTGCACTTGAACTACGTAATTTATGTGCAGTAATATGTTTTGCTATACCAGCTTCTTTAGTATATTTTTGAATCATATTATTAATTGCGTCAGGAGATATTCGATTGTGCTTTTGGGAGATAAATAACGCATTAGTATCAACATCCTTAAAAGCCCTACCTCTGACAGCAATCCAGTCACGTAGCAGTTCCACTGTTTGTTCTCCAATTTCAATATTACGAACCTTGTTGCGTTTTTCAATAACATGGATAACATTGTTATCAAAATCTATATCCTCTATATTTAAGCCAATAATTGCTCCTGCTCTTAAACCAGTAGCTAATCCAAGCCCAATAATTGTTTTATCTCGTGCGGCAGTAATCTTATATGGATTTTTATCAACAACATCCATAATTTTTTTAATTTCTTGTCTAGTTAGATAGGTGACATTATGCTCGTTATTAGTGGTGCTAGGTCTCGATGTCTTATCAATGGGATTAGAAACATAATAACCACGTTTTACTAAAAAATCATAAAAGTTTTTTAGACCACTCCATCTAGCGGCCTGAATATCTGTATTAATACGTTTAATTGTTCCATCTGCTTTTCTTGACGTTTCCATAGAAATCAAATACTCTTCAATGCTTTCAATATTAACTTTATAAAAATTTTCATCATAAGAATTATGAGTAACAAATTTCATAAAACTTATCACATAATTTAAATAAACATCAATAGAAGAAAATGCTTTCTTATTTGCACGAAGATAGGTGTAATAAGTGCGTAAAATTTCTGGTTGCCCTTTAAGTTTTTCCTCTATTCTATTTTGAAGTTTTTGTTCTTTCTCTAGTCTACCATTCATAGTAATACACCTCCACTTTTTTATTGATGTCTAGTTCTAAATTTTACATACACAATTGTTGCCACAATCCAAATTATATATCTATCCTTAAAAATACAGCCACCAACCATAGTGGCAATATAGAACAATAATGCCGTACCATTTGCCATAGTCCCAGGACGATCCATATATTTATAATTCCAATGGTTGTTATATACGTCTTGCTGCTGTAACTGGCATTCTTCATTACTAGTATCCTGATTTTCTAATACTTTTCTTTTTTGCTTGCCTATATACTCCCGGCTCTTTATCGCATCTTTAAGAGCGTCCACTATACATCCTCCCTAAATATTTTATTAGCTTTTTTTGTTGCCTTTTTCTGTTCTCTTTGCCTCCAATAATCATTTTCTTCGTGCTTTTTAAGTGCATGACAATTCTTTTTAAGACATTCATGTCTTTTAAGTGTCGCTACAGTTAAATGAGCGTGATGTTTACGACAATAACCAACCGCTTTCGTTCGAGATATATAACTACCGTATAATCCAACTAAAGGCTGTGAATTTATCATTTCCATTTGTATTCCTCCATATCACATCTGTGCATCCGAAATGTAATCTATTGCTTCGTTTATTGAGTCCATTGCAGAATCTAAATTATCAATTGCTTCCTCCATTGCTGAACCTCGCATTGTTGCTTGAAGACCTTCTGATAAATTATCAAAAGAAAGCTGCTCGTCATCCATAACGTTCTCAAGTTCATTTTTTGATTTTATCAAGTCTTCGATAATTTTCTGCAATTTTTGACGTCTTATCTTATTCATCTTCATCGTCCTCATCCTTAGTCCAATAATTGCCAATTATTCTATCTGAACAATCACCGAGATCCCATACATATCCAGCAAGTAAAAGTGTTACATGCTCCTTGCCCGCATTCGCAACGGCAATTCCTTTGAAGTTATCGAGAAATTCTGATATCTTTATCTTAGTACCATCTTCATGAACAGGTTGCTTATGTTTTACCCATCCGTTATCTTCGAGGTATCTACCATATATATTTGCCACAAACATAATCTCTCCATATTTTACTGAATATTCGGTTAAGTCTCTTAGCACCTTTTCCCAAGGTGTATCCATTGCAATACATAATGCTCTGATAACACAATCATCGGTAAATTTATGTTTTGGATTAGCATTTACAAACTTCCAATATTTACTTTTACTTTTATTTTCCATATTGATGCATACCTCCGATATTTTTATTGTATTATATCATATTTTTTTGCGTTTGTCAATCACTTTGTCTGGTGTTTACATTTTATTTACAATGACCTTTGTCAGTTAATAAACGGTTTTATAGCTCTAAACAATGGTGCCGATTTTGTACCACCAACTCGCTCTATATTATTATGGAACAAAGCCTTAAGTATATTACACATCTCATTCGCAGACATATCTAGCTTTCTCGGTGTCTCTGGATAGTTCGCAATAAATTCTCCACCCGGCTCAAGACTATCGTAAATCTGCTTAATAGTTTCAACAAACATCCCCAAACTAGACTGGACATTCAGAACATTACTTGCGAAAATCACTTTATATTGTTTAGAAAGCGCGTTTTTATTATGAATTCCATTAATACAATTGTCACCAAAGTCGTAAGCTGTACAATCAAAACCCCGATCTTGTAGCCACTGTGTATGAATTGCTTCCTTTCCTGCCCCATAGTCTAGAATTGTACTCTGCTTATCAATATGTTCTGCGATATAACGTGGAACTATCGCCCTGATGCTACCATCTTTGTTTATTGCCGAAGCTCCACGAGAACGGCTTGTTGCATTAGCTATACGAATTTCTTCAGCTGTAAACATTTGTTTTCCTCCTTATTAAAAGACCCATGATTACTCACAGGTCTCTTTTTCAAAACTATCCAGTACACCAAATTTTTCCATCAAGCTATAATACGCTTCCATAAATGGACATTTAAGACAATCCATATCCAATTTCTGCATTTCTTCAAAAGCACAACCAGAGCGACACGGATTTGTATCAAACATAATTACTTCGAGCGCACGTTGTTCATTTTTTGTAAGTGTGATATTAATTTTTTTCATATTTACTTCCTTAATTCTGTTTCATATACTTTCCATTCGTAATAAATACTAGAATCTGCTACATAAATACCATACCCATCGAAACAAGGTGTATATCTTTGTTCCTCAAGTACCTTTGAAATACCACCTGTTCCACAAGCTGGTTCTAAAATATCTTTACTGAAAGTCTCTAATTCACAAAGCATCTCTGTTGCAATTTTTGGTGTTTCATAAAAATCATTTTCCTCTCTCTGTATCGGAATGATTCGAAGCCCCGTGGCAACTATAAATTGCTTTACTATTACCAGTCCAATCTTTTTTGCTCTTCATGATATCGTTCATTGACCATATACCTCTCTTTCTAGTTAAATACCTAAGTTAATTCTTAATTCTTTCATAAATTCTGCTTTAGCTTCTGCATCTAACAACTCTCCCTGTGGACTAAACGGATCGTGATTGGTGCCCTCTAAATCTTTGATTACCATTTGCCATACATTTTCATCATCATCGGTATCCAATTCATTTGCCCAAAATTCATAGCACGTCCACGCAAATTCTTTTAATAATGATTTTGTTTCTTTTGCATCTAACATTAATTACACAACCTCCCTATTTTTTAAACCACTTTGTACTGTAGGAATAAAGCTAAAACACCATTTAATTACAGGCAAGCACCAACCATCTCCGAGAACTCCACTTGCTTCATTTCTATTTAAGCAAGACGTATATCCATCAGAAACACCCTGGCATCTTTCAAGTTCAATTTGATTTAAATATCTAACTCCATCAAAAATATGTCCTTCGTACCCATCAAGGTCTTTCGCAGTAACTTTTCTTCTACCACCACTAATTCTATGATACTCATTAACACAAGCCCTATAGTGTTCTTCATCTTTAAATATCAAAGTCGTAAATCCTGAGCTCAAATATCTATGAACCATCTTCACAGGAGTTGTCAAAGGTCTTGAATCGCTAACTAGAAGCGCACGTGCTCTATCCCTATCAGTATATCCATTCATTAATATGTTCTGAAGTTTCGTACCGTGGTCTTCAGGTAAGTCAATTTTCCAATTTGCCCAATACAATCTATCTCTCAGGGCTGCTGTAAAATACGAACCATTAATTCGTACAGGTTGTACGCCAAGCATATTAGATATTGCATCCTGATCTTCTTTTTTCATAATTACATTTTCCATAAAATAAAAATCCGGGTTACATTCCTGAAGAATTCTAAGACATTCATAGAACAGGCTTGATTTGCTGCCTTCGAGCCCCATTCTGTCTTCTGTATGCATGGCACGACTGAAATTTTGGCAAGGGCTTCCAAATATTACCATATCTATATGGTCTAATTGATAATCACCAAGCTCCGAATGTAGCACACCATCATTATACGAAACCTTAGTTACATCTCCCAAATTATGACTATCAGAAAATTGTGTTATAGCAACCCTATTTGCTGTTTCCTTAATTTCGGCACGGTAATAATCTACTTCATATCCTAGCTGTTCTAAGGCATATCTTCCAATTGAAATGCCATCGCATAAACTAACTACCACAATTTTTTTCATTCTTTCGTCCTCCGCAAATCACTTTGTTTTATCTTTAGTGTAAAATTATATCCCAACCACTTTGTTCTGTATAGTACTTATTTTATCTCTTCATTAATAACCTTTACTCGTCCACCTTTCTTGTAGCAAGCCAAACATTCTATGCACTTTCTGCCACCACAATTTATCTCAACATTCTTAGCTGTCTCCTTATCCCACACTGTAAAAGTCTTAACTTTCAATCCAATTGCCTCAAACGGTGCCGGATTAATAGGTTTATTAACCATTAAACTTGAGATAATTATATTCATATTCTTAGGCTGTTTATGTGTCTTAAAATAATCCAGAACAATCTTATATTGCTTGGTCCACAACGCAAACTGACAATGATGATTCTTCTTTGCAATATTCACAAAGTTCTCAAGATGAATTGCATTATGTAAATCTCCATGGCTTTCAAATCTACAATATTGACTATTAATAAAGGGTAGCTGCTCTTTCGGAATAATACTACCACTCAAAATTTCTCCGTTTGCTTCATAACACTTTCTTACGTTCGGACGATAACTAAGTGCCGATTTTGAATAACAATGCTGACAAATAGTTCCGTTACACTTAGATAATTTCTGACAATTTGCGTTATTTGTCATTGAACTACTTATTACAGTCATACCTTCCATTTTTCCCGTCAACTTTGTGCTAACCTTTAATAACTGTGCCATTTGCACAACCTCCTATATTATAATCACTTTGTTCTGTTATTCTTATGTGAAAGAATCATATCATTAATCACTGTTGTTTTATCTGTGTATGTCTTTTTCTCAAATTTTGTTAAATCCTGATCGAGTAATTTGGTTACATTTTTACCCTGAAAGGAATCATATACGCTTCGTAGTTTATCACACTCTATTTTACATACTCTACGTTGCTGTTGAATATTTTTAAGTTGAACTGCTATTCTCACAAGATCTACTGCGTCACAAGGTTCGATTTCCATATAATGAAGCAAATCCTGTATTTGTAAGTCATAATGAGATATTTGGGCTGACAATTTTTCCCTATGGTCTACTATACTTTCGAGGGTTTGTTTTAATTGTGTCTGTAATTCTTTTGCTGTCATATTAAGCTCCTTTTTTGTGTTTTATCATTCGTAAATAAAATTATCTCTTCCTATATACTCACCGTCAACATAATCTTCGTCAGTTACTCCTGAGTACCAAACTAAATTTCCATGCTGCTTTTGTTTTTCAATTAACTCACACATACAATCTTCTTCGTCATTTCCACCGACTATGATTTCTTCGTCATCTGCGTATCTTCCGACCATTTTCCGTGGATAAATAATGTTGAGCATCCGTTAATCCTCCATTTAAAGTCATTATTTTATGTAGTTAATCATCATTTTCACAAGAGGGTAAATTGATCCAAAAATCTTCTTTAACAAACTCAATTCCATCGTACAGTTCAAAAACCAATTCATCTGGAATATCATCTACATACATTGCTTCATCACAAATCTTTTTTTGTTCTTCTGTCATTTTAGGGCAAATATCTGCTCCATAGTAAAGTTCTTCTTTTAATTGTAATAGTTCTCCAAAATCAAGTTCGCGAACATTCATTTTTCGAGCCTCCCATCGTAAAATTATCCATTTATACTCTCCACTTTGCCAACTGTTCATTTACATAGCCGATATGAACAAGCTGATTATTGATATTCTTTGTACGTTCTGCCAAGGTAGTGTTAATTGCAAAATCAAGTTCTTTCTTAAATCCGTCCCAATCATTAATTAAAGTAAGCATCATCCATTCAGCCAACTTACAAATATTTTTTATTTCTCCACTTTTTGTTATTGAAAAAACAGGATAACCAGAACTAATAGCACTATTGTCATAAACATAGAATACAAAATAATTTTTCATATTGCTTAGTGCAAGATGATGATAGCGACAACCACAACATAGATAATCTGCGTTTGCTAATGTATCTATAATGTAATTAGTAATTTGTTCTATCATCGTTTCACCTTTTGTTTCATATTGCGTTTCAGAAAATTCCTTTAAAGTTTTCAATGCTTCTTCACAACAATATGCAAGCTGGTAAAACCAATCTTCTGATTCATATCTATCGCGGTATCTTTCTATAACTGTTTCTTTTTCATCTTCCGTTAAGTCATACTCATTTACTTCACACACATTTTCAAGATCTTCCATATCATATTTGTGTTCCATTTCGCGATAGGCGTCGTAAAGTTCTTCTCTTGTTAGCTCAAATTCTTGTCCATTACGAATGATTTTCATAGGTTAGTCCTCCTTAATATAATCTTGCAATGTCTTTTGTCAAGTTAATTAAATCTGTATAATGATTACCACCACCCGTCCAGTCTTTTTCGTGCTTCATTGTACGGATTAAGATGTTATCTATCCAGTCATTGATAAAATATCTTACATCACTAATACTCATATAAATGTATCTGCCAACATTGTCTTTAATTACTGCCGAGCAATCATAATGTCCCTTATTCCAAGAATGAATTTCATATCCATTCGGCAACAATTTCCTGATTGCATTTTTATATTTTGTGTTAAATGACTTGAAGTCATCGCCACTATAAACTCCACTTGAGAACACATAATTTACAAATGGCCACAACGACTTTGGAAGTTCAGACTTGTAATGATACATATGATCGCTCCTTGTATAAAATCGTGTTGTGTTTCCATATCGTTCCATAAATTTTACTCCTCCTCAATATCTTCGTGATATTCAAGATATGTAATTTCTTTAATGCCCATTTCATTAGCAAGGCTTAAAATTAAATTCATCAGTTCAATTACTTCTTCCTCTGTCGAATTTCTTTCTTCAACATCGAGCTGAGTTTCATCCTGTTTACCATCTATGTTAATAAATCCTACATTATAAGTTACCAGTATTCATCCCTCCTCATCTTCTAAAATTAAGTATCCATATCCTAACCGAACAAGCTCGTCATTACTAAAATCAGCATCCTTAAGCGCATTATATGTCATAGTAACTTCATCCTCACCGTTATGTTCTATGATACAGTCTATCAAATTCGTCAATAGTTTAATTGCTTTCTGATAATCAAGCCCACCTTCGAGCGACCAATACATTTCCTTTTGAATATATATCAGCAAGTCATATGTTGAAATTTCAGCCAATTCCTTGGCACAATTTAGAAATGCTATATCTAATCTTCTTGCTATGAGTGTAATTTTGCCATTTGCTTCACATTCATCGTGATAATCATTAACCTGTTTTATTTTCTCAGCAAATGTTTCTTCATTTTGAAATGCTTTCTGTCCATCCTCTAAAAGATACTGGAACGCAACTTTCATAATAAGATTGCCAGCGCAACTGTATTTTGCTGCTATTTTATCAAGTGCTTTTTTGCTTTCTGTGTAGTTTTGCATATTTATATCTCCTTTTTTATAAAGTTATTGCCGCTTGCACCATATTTATTAAATATTTCATAGTGCAAGGTTCGTAAACATTTCCACAATTAATAATATTTTCATCATGATATACAGTCCATGTATTATGACCGAGAGAGTAATGATAGTCTCCCCAAATTTCATTTGTTTTTGGATCATAATTTACTTGTATATATTTCCCACTATAATATCCTGAGAGATTTTTTGTTTCTGATGAGAGCTTCTTAAGTCCTTTTAATTTCAATTCCATAATATATCCTCCAATCACTTTGTTTCCTTTCTGCCGGAGAATAACCGCTCTAGCTCGGTTAATATAAAATAGTAGTTTTATGTAGTTGCAATTTTATTTAATTGATTATTCGTCAACTTCTTATATACTCCAAGAATTTCTACATTATCATCTTTTATCATTTGTCGATAATTCAATTCAAAAGCGCACCCCAAAGTCCAAGTATTTATAGTGTTATATCTTTTATCTTTATAAATAATCAAGTATTCAAATCGTGTATCTAAATCTAAACTTCCAAGGTCCATTTTCCACCTCTTAAAATGTAATTTTTATTTGCTTCCGGCAAATCTTTCAACTTCCGTGATTATTTAATTTCCGTTATTCGCTCGTTCTCAACGTTGTCAAAGTCGAGTGTTGCAGTGTTTTTAAAACCACCACATTCGACTTTTCCGCGCTTGATATCTTTCAAAAACTGGTCGAGCTGATTTCCCGTGATGATGTATTCACGGCGGGGTATTAGTATGATGTGCTCGGCGTATTTTACAAGATATTTCGCGGATTCTCCTTGCTTGATATCTAGCTTTGATTTGAGGATATCGCGCTCTTCTGCGATTTTCGCGTGCTCCTCGATGAGATGATACGTTGTCGAGGTTCGCTCCGATCCGTCTTTGGCTATTGCTGTTCGTGTGATTTCATATATTGTGAGTTGTTTCTTTTCCACTGTGAAAACAGCATCCTCACCAAAATAATCAATGTTTTCAATTGTTTGTACTTTCATATAAATATCCTCCCTTATTAATCAATAAATTTAATTTCCATAGGTAACTCGTCTAATATGCCATTGCTTTCAAGTTCATCCCCATAAAATCCACTACAACCGTCAATCACCTCCCAATCATCATCATCATCATGTATTTCAATTACTTCACCACAATGAGGACATTTTGTTTCATTGTGAACGTGAACCTTCTCTTCCAAAGTGTAGCAAAAAACTTCTCCTCTGAGATAATCATCAAGTGTTTTAACTTCGCCATCTATAATATCCATTGCCCGACATTTCCAATCTTTATCAGCACCACAATTAGTCTCAAACGTTTCTTTGTCTATGAAAGCAAATCCTATAACGCCTGAATCCCATCTGTCATTATAAGGATAAGTAGTTATTGCTGTAGATATTGTAATTCCTGAATGTTCATAACATGAAATATACTTAATTACAATATCTTTCGCTTGCTGAAGTTCTCTTATCATATCATTTTCGGAAGCTGCGTCAATATCATCGGCTTCCATATCAGTATATTCCTTGCACATATCTGCGAGTACGTCCCATGCTGTTTTCCCTTTGGGCTTGTCATCTCCGATTGCATAATGCTTATGCCAGCAATAGATAGTTGAGATGTTATCATACATATCACGAGGACTCTCTGTGTAGTCATCTTGTTCAACTGTTAGAAGATATTCTTTTCCATCTTTATCAATCATATTAAAGGATCCTGGTGCATAGTGTTTCATAATTATTTACTCCTTTTTTATTTTAATTGTAAGTTACTGTTTTGCCGTATTTCTTTCATCAACGTCAAGCAAGAACAATGCTCTTTCGTTGATGTCCATATTATTCCATGCTGTATTAACAATCTGACAAAAGATTCGTTTTAAAGATATTTTGCCCATTCCTCGAATTGGCTGCTTGTTGGATATAGCGTTAATAAATTCTCCATACGTTGTTATTCTATTTCGTAACAATCCATTCTTAAGTTTTCCATCCAAGTTAGCATCTACTATAGACATATTACAAATCTTGTCATTCAAACGAAATCTAATTTTTGAAGTAGAGTAAGTCTGAAGAATTGCTGAACTGATGGTTGCGCCATTCGCTACGAGATTTATTACCTTTTCAGTAGAGTTTGTCATAATTTTAATTCCTTTCTTGTCTATTAATTAAATACATTGTTCCAAACTGCTTCTGCTATTGCACCGAGACTATTTGCAGTAACACATATGTATCTACCACCCGCATCTGTATCATCAGGATATAGTGCAACAAATTCTTCTGTACCATATTCAGACGAAAGAATATGATATTTACAATGATCCCATCCACATTCTGCGTAATGAATAGATGGCGATAGATATTGTTCTACGTAGATACTCGCTTCAAGTTCCATATCGGAATAACTCGATTGTTGAAATTCTTCTTCATACCCTTTTTCTTCAAGCTCCCACTTCCAGTAATATTTACTCATTGTTCTTCATCCTCCTGATTATTGTTGTACCATTCCCTCAGATAATCTATGTCAAAACAATCAACTTCCCATGTTCCATTCATAAAATCTGCATCTTCCGGGATGGGGATTACCCCCTTTTCATCTTTTGCAATTTCAATTGCTTCATCAAGTGTATTTGCTTCTACTGTTACGGTGCCCATCATAGTCCATACCACAGGAATTATCCAAGTTTTCATTTTATTCATTATCTCCTTCGTTAAGAATTAATCCATCTTTGCTAATTTCAAACTTTGATAAAACCTGATACTCTTTCCAGAACCATTCAGCAATTGCTTTATAGTTATTATCAGATGATATTGTCAAATCATTACACCACACATTCCCGTTTGAATAATATGGACTATTAATCCAATCAAAGTCAGTTCTGAGATAATCACTAGTCCATACTTTAATTCCTGCGGTAATACAAAATGTAGGATTTTCTTTTGAATGAATGCCCCATGCGTCGTTCGGGTCATATCCATCACTCCATCCAACACACACAGCAAGTCTATCATCGAGCTTAATTGTTGAACAACCACAATCTTCTTCAATGAGCCATTTTACAGCTGATTGAATTTCTTTTGCAAGTATATCTTTTGTCATGGTTAAACCTCCTTATTATACGTTATATAGTATTTCATTTTTAATTCTATCCTCTTACTGACCATTCGCTCGGATGCAACAGTTCTGGAAAGTCACTACACGTGATATATTTTTTTGCCGCTTCTTCTGTAGCGAATACACCTTCTATTTCCCATGGGTCTGGACTATATAAACTTCCACGTTCAATAATCCATACTGTTTTTGTTTTCTCCTTATCAATATCAGCAATTACATCAAGATATCTTTTGGCATATCCATTGAGAATTGCTCGTTTATCAAGTTCCGCTTGTTCTTTGAAGAGCTTTAAATTTGATCGACAACCCTTTGCATTTTTATCAATTCCTGCGCCACCTATTGGTTTACCTTTGTAGTAGAGCATATAACCCCTTGTGTTGTATGAGTAAGAAATGTCGTTTGCGTTAATCATTTTGTTTCCTCCAATCATTGTGTATTGTTACTGAATTTCCTGCATTGCCTCAATTTGCTCTTCTGTGAAGCAGCGGCAAACATCATCATATTCTTTCACTACAGCGTTGTAGATATTCTGAATTCTTTTCACATCAGCCCATTCATTAACTTCGTATCCAAATTCACTCATAAAGTCATCAATGCTTCCGACATCGTATTTTTGCAAGCATGTAAGAATGTCATATGCTGTGGGATAAATTCGTGCCCTATTAGGATATGAGTTTTTAATTGTGTTATTGATGCTATCCCAGAATTTAACCTGCATGTTTCCTTTGGGAGTTACAATGTTTACTATGTAGGTATCCCGTCTTTTATTATCATTCCAATCTGCATTTGCTTCTTTTCCGAGATACATAAATTTCATTGTTGCATTACAATCTTGCATAAATTTCCTTGCTTGTTCTATATATACTGACATATGATTTAACCTCCTATAACTGCTGATTCTTCTTCAATTTTTTCTCTGCGTGTCTTCATTCTTGAAGCAAATCTACCACAAGAATTATCTCTATATTCCTTAAGTCTTTGTCGAGCTTCGCTGTAAGTGTATTCAGAACATTCTACTTCCCATCCATAACCATAGTTGGTTTCTATGTCGTAGCGATCACGAGTTTTACGTTTATACATTGTTATTTCCTTTCCTCCTGTTAATATAGCCCGTATAGCCGATAGCACAGCTTTGATTTATCTTACCAACTTGAACGGTAGCTGATTACTTGCTTGTCAAAATCTGTTTCTGATATTATTTTCGGAAGCAATTCAAATGTGTATTTGACATCTTCCATATAATATTCATCATAGTCTGTACCTCCAAAGAAGAATCCACTCTGTGTCGGCAAGAGTTTTGCGGCTAATTCTGGATTGGTGATAATGTATCCATCTTCATAGATATTTTCCCATTCTCCATCTTTATTGCATTGCTGTCCACTTACTATTTTGTTTGGTGCAAGAGTTGATTCTGTGACAATGGTCTTACAAATCAGATAGAGCTTCGCTAGCTGCTCTTTGCTTACTTCGTGTGACTGACAATTATCTATGTTATTTTGTACATTCTTTACGAACCACGCATGAATTGCATTTGCCTTTCTCCAATAACCAATATCCTCAAAGATTGAATTAAATCCATATTTGTGTTCTTTGTCCCATGCTTGATATCGCTTTATAAAGTATGGTTCAAGCTGCTTAATTGCTTTCTTGTTTAAGTCTTTATATGAAATGCCACACCATTCTTTAAAAGTGCATTTTTCTCCCCGAGTTTTTGCATTTTTCCAGCAAAAATAGCCCTCTACCGCTTTGATGTCCTGTAGTGTGCACTTTTCAATTTTTGGTGTTCTTTGTAAATACATATCAAGTCCCATTTTGAATCCTCCTTATTCAATCACTTTGTTTTATTATAACTTCACATTGTTTCTAAAATTACTGCATTTTATGACTGTGATGTAAATTTCTCATCCCACCAATCCATATTGGCGAATGGGATATCATACCATAATTCGTGGTCAATGTTATCTTTGAAAGTCGTAACATTTCCTTTGAATTCATACTGTTCAATTAGTGCCTTTGATATAGGTGTGACTTTGAGATACAAGTCACTTCCTAATTCGTGCTGACTGTCTATTTCCTCTGGTGCCATCTCTTTTGCCTTGTTGAACAATTCTCGTGCATTCATTCACTTAATCCTCCCTGAAAGCATTGAAGCACTGTTTGAAAAGATTCATTTTTGCTTCATATTCCTGATTTTTCTTTTCAAGCAATGCAATCTTTTTCATTGCTTCATCATTCATTTCTTTTGCTTTATGTGCCTTTTCCATAGCGTTAGAGATATCTATTATGTGAGATGACATATCCGAAACCAAACAAAGCTGTTTGCTTTTTACGGTCTTGCACTTGCCCGAACAACAATTGCTAATTGTGCTGTTGTCAACCCCAAGTGCTTTAGCCGCCTCTTTCTGAGAAGGGAATATTTCTCCTGTTGTAATGCAAAATACAGGCTTGCTATTTCTTGTGTTGTACCCATCAATAACGAGTTCTTTTGTGATAATCATGTGCTTCATAAAGCTAATCCTCTTTTCTGCCATATGTTGGCTTATTTTATCTTTTGTTAATTGATTTACTTGTTTATGCAAATTAATATAGCCACAAATTTGAGTGGTCTATAGGAATATATTTGTCATTCATATTAGGCCATTCAATTTCCTTGTCGGTAATGAATGTGCCGCAAAAGTTAACTACTACGAACGGTTCAATTGTCACAGGTTCACACCAATCTCCATTGTCATCGTGCCGACAATGATACATATATTTTCCTTTAGGAATAGTTGCTTCGTCTATGCGTAGGTCAATGAAGTTTCCTTTGTATTCAGTTCCGTCCTCGGCTATAAGAATAATGGGCTGTAAGTACCTTTGTACTTCTTTGCTGTTGTAGTTGTGTCTCATTTAGATTTCCTCCTTTTTGCTGTTTCTGAGAGTTAGCCATTCGTGGTCAGAAGTGCTGTAATATACTTCATTAAGAGTAACTTGCACCTTTGCTAGATAATATTCATCTGGCTCAAAGTCAATTTTTACTGAATAAATTACTCTGTATGTTGAATCTAATTCCTGTGGAATTTTAGTTGCAATATATGCGTTATTATCAACTCCGTATCTTCTAAATCCTATGTATAATGTTTCTGATTTTTGCGCTTCAAGGTGATGTTCAATGCTCTGGATATCATAAAGCAAATCACTTGCAAAACGGTCACAATAGCGACCTGCTTCTTGTATGAGCTTTGAATAAATGCTGCTCATGTTGATTTCTGTTTTACCCTCGTAAACATATCCTGTCGCTGTGATTTCTGGTTGAGATGTATTTTTAAAGCATTCAAAGTAAATCATTTATATTTCCTCCCATTCAGATTCTTCTTCACCATCTTCTGTTATTGCGTGCATAAGCACAACTGTTGGAGTTGATGGTTCTACTACAAATTCTCCGTCTTCATATTTTTCTCTGGCAAGTTCCATTGCTTTCTTAATATCTTCAGCTTCTATTTCAAAATCCTGTGAAATGGTTTCTTCTATCGTGATTATCCATTTTTTCTTTTCCATTACCAAATTCTCCTTCCTATTCTCATTACTGTATTAACGAGTTTGCCGTTATTCATTTCGCACATTTCCTGTGTGAAGCTTGAAACTGCCCATACTTCATCAACGCATTTACTCATTGTTGCTGTTTCTGATTTCCATCCGCGCATGGTTTTATTGTGGAGCTTTTGAAGTCCCTGATTGCCACAGGGCACACGCATTCTACCATTTCCGAAATTTACAATTCCTACAGCATACATTTTTTAATTCCTCCGTTCCATAATCACTTTGTGCTGTATATTGCTTAGAAAAAAGGGCTGCTTTGTGCAACCCTTATGTTATGCTTTGTAATTTAATTTGTCGTTGATAAGTGAAAACTCTAAGTCATATTTCTTTGCGTCGCTTTGCATTAGTCTTACAGAGTTAGTAAGTCTGTCAACTTTTGTTTCCAATGTATCAAGTCTTGTTTCCATTTTGTCAAGTCGGTTTTCAATTCCGTCAAGTCGCTTGCCCAAAGTTGTCATTTGCTCTGTTACATTCATAAGCTGTTCCATAATTGCATCGAATTGTTTATCTTGCATTAAATCACCTCTTTTATGTTATTATATTATTTGCTCAGAGAATAATCAACTTCCTTATGTGCTTCATATCCTCTGACAAAAGCATCAGTGTATAATTCTAATTCCCTCATAGTCATATAGCCATTTATTTCCGACAGAATGCCATGATAGATGATATATAATTCCTTTGAGTTGAGATAGAAGTATGTGCTTCGTAAATAATTCCAAACGGTTTTTGAATCCTTTGTTTGAGAGTCGGCAATATCATCCCATATCCAACAGCCATTTCCTACGGGATAAAGATGGAGCGTTTTGCCATTAATAGTGAAATCCTTGCCTTTGAATTCCTCCGTTTCGGCTTCGTCATAGCCATAGAAGATAAATGTATCTTCTGTTTTATTATAGATTGCATATGCCTTATTGTTAGGTAGCAATGCGTTGAATTCGTTCATAAGTGCATTATGTGCGTCGGCAATTTCTAAAGCTGTTTCCTTTGTAAACCAAGGACAAGCCCATCCATTCCAATGAGTGCCATCGGTATATCCGTCATAGATTGCTATGTTATCATCAATTTCAAATGCTGATTCGTGCATTTCTGAATTCCTCCTCTTTTAATCGTTTCTGTGATTATAGGCATATGCTCTTTGTGAAAAAACATAGTATTCTTTCGGGCTTAAGCTACTAAGAAAATCTCTGCTTGATGAGCTACTATCGCAAGCTGATGTTATATTTCCTATGATTACTATAATTATAAGGGCAAGAGCTATTTTCCCTAATATGTTATTGTTGTTCTTCATACTTCTATCTCCTTTATATCAATTCATCGTACTCGAAGTCAAGTACGAGAATGGGATTATTTGCTAAATTTCGCTCTATTTTGACTGTGATAGATTTTACAGCGTCAAGGTCATTCTGGATAATTGCTACTCGTGCGTGACGTGCTTCTCTGTCGGCACGAATTGCTTGCAAGGCTATAGCTTTTTCGAGCATTGCCTTTTGTATTTCCAGCTGTTTTATGCGAGATTGTAATGTATTGATGTCTGTGTTCATCGCTGTATTCTCCTTTTAGTTTATTGATTCAGAGCATATGTTATAGTACTTTAATGGCACCCATTCATTGCCCCTGATATGGAAGAAGATTTTTGCAAGTGTGCTAATAACTTCTCCCGTATAGACGTTAATCCATATAGGCGTAGTGTGATGAGTGAGAAAATTCCAAAGCATTGTTTTAAGTTTTAGTTTCATTATTTGCATGGATACTCCTTATAATTAATGCTGAGAATGATATCGTCTGTGATATCAATCATTGTGCCGTTGTTATCAAAGCGTACTACGACAGCTATACCGTCTCCGTTAATGGTATCTGTGTCATAGCTCCATTCATTACCGTCTTCTGTTATGACTGTACCGTCAAGGTAATATGTTCCATCTGTGGTGTACTGTCTGTGCTTTGAAGTACAGCTTATAGAAGATAATGCAAGAGCAAGAGCAAGGGCAAGAGCAATTGAGCGTTTCATAGTTCTATCTCCTTTCAAAGCTGTCCCATGAACGGAACGCTTTTGCTTTTATTTGCTTGACAAGAGATTCATTTCCGTCCTGAATATCACAAAAATCACTCATATAATATCCAATTCTACCCGATTTGCCATTTTCAGCATAAACTGTCAAATTGACATAGATATCAATGCCACAATTCGGTTCATGCGTAAAATCATCTGAAAGTCCACAAACTCCCGCATGGTAATCCACTGTTGCTTCACAAGAGAGAATTGTTACGTTCCATGGGTTTTGAGATTCAGTATAAAAACAAGCTGCATTTTTTATACTTTTCCAAAAGGCTTCCTTGTCAAACGTGTTGCGTTCGATGATACGTTCTACTTGACGGATATCCCCATAACGAATGTTGCCGTCAATTTTTACTGTGAGTGCGTCTTTCACGAGTTTTTCACCGTCCGCAAGAGAGTTCTTGCGAATGTAGATTGAAAGCACATCATACATATCATGCATCATTAAGTCTTCAGTTGGATAAATTTCAGCGTGTTGGTCATTCTCATAGATTGCGAATCTTTTGTCGTTGTCACTAACGGACGCATACAAGGTTCTTTCATCACTGCATTCTATTATTTCAGTGTGTCCGAACATCATGTTTAAAAGTGCGTCTCTTTGTTTAGCTGATTCTACAAGTGTTATCATGTTATAACTCCTTATAAATATTTTGTATTTGACGCTTGAGTGTTGCAAGACGTTGTGATATAATGTCATCATCGTTACAGATAGATATCACGTAGTCAATATCGTGCAAGATTTTATTATTCTGTTTCGCTAAAGCTCATCAGCTACGGACTTTCACCGTAGGACAGAAGAGTAGTTTTGTGACGTACTCAGGTCAAGCATAGTTGTTATGCGTTGAGATAATCTACAGAGAAGTCAAAGGGCTTAATAGTGCCTGCTTTTGCCATCATATCAGCAAGAACGCTATAGAAAAGGTCTATGTAAGGCTTTTTTGCATAGACAGCTGTAAAGTTCTTGCCCTCTGACTTGATAAGCTGAGTACCCGAAGCCTTTTTCTTGCCTATATCGGCAATAATAGTGTTGATGGTTTCAACGTGAGCTTTTACATTATGGGCAATAAACCATTCGGCAATGGCATGAACATACTCTTTTTTATCAAGAGTACCCTCTTTGTATTCTTTATAGGCATAGTACATATTAGCGTCAACGTCACCTATGGTCATTTTGGTCTTATTAATTTTAGCTATCTTGTCGGAAGCAAGGCTATGGATAGCGTCAATTTCGTCATTGAGGGCTTTAATTTCAGCGTCAAGGGCTGTCTGATTGACATAGGTTTCTTTAGAAGCTCTTGCAAGCTTTTCGTCAATAAGAGTGCGACGGGCTGAAGTGGAAGTCTTGACAGTCTTGTTAATGCAAGCAATCTTACAAGTTGCGTTCGCATAGTTGTCTACAGCTGTAGTGAAGTCTTTAGAAGTCGTGAAGAAGTTGAGCTTACCCCTTTCAAGAGTGATTGCGGTGTTAGTTTTTGTATAAGTTTTTGACATAATTTTACCTCTCTTTCGCCTATTTAGGCGTATTAAATATTTTTTTTGAAGTGAAAAGACTTTGTTTATCGGTACAAAGTCTAAAACCGTTGTCAAGAAATTATTCTTGACGTGCCTGAGCTTCACAAACAATTAAAGCCAATTCGGCTATAAAAGTCTTGCAAAGTGTTTTGTATGAGCTATTGTTTTTAGTGTCAAGCATAGTGTTAGCACTTGCAAAGAAATTGCATTCAATGTTAAAGCGTAGCTCTTCACAAAATTCAATATCCCATTTACCACGCATAAAGGAAATGACAGTAAATAATGTATCACGTACTGTTTGTTCATCTTCCCATAATTCGCCTATGGATAGATTGTCTTTTTTGCGTGGTTTATAGGTTATTTTGATACTCATAATGTTTTCACCTCCCGTTTATGGTATCTATATACCGACAAAATTATAGACTTATCAGCATATAGATACCATAACTTTTTGGAGTTATGATATCTTTTTTCTATAGTCAATCGGAGAGTTTCCCCCCTATGTAATCTTCCAATTTTTGCATACGGTTAATGCAAGGTTAGACTGATACATTTATCCTTCACTATGTGCCAAGCGTGGGACAAGTCAACCACCATAGCTATTAGGTATCGTAATGCCTGCTTTGATATCGGTTTTTTCTTACCGTTCGTCACTATAGTTATAGTTATAGCTATAGCTATAGTGATGAATACCGTTAATGAAATATATAGTTTTTTTACACTTATTGAACCTTGACTATATATGATTATCATTCCTACAATAACAGATAGAGTGGACCCTATTCGCATACTGTTTCTCAACAGTCGTGTTAAGCATATGTTCATCATATATGCTGTACTCAACAGTTTGTTCAAAGTACCTACATATTTATTTATCAAAGAGCTGATATATAATATTATGTTTTTTTGTAAACCGTAGTCTACAATTGTAGTTAATCTAACCGTAGTCGGATTAACCGATAATATTATATCTTCAAAGAGTTAAACCGTTTCTTTTGGTAAGACGTTGTCGCTCTCTTTGTGTCGTTGTTGTCGTGTCCTAATTATACTATAGCCAAAGATAAAACGCAAAAAAATAGAGATTTTTATGTGTTAGGGTACATAAAACTATAATGTTTTCTCATCCGGCAGCAAATACCCCTGGGTGATCTTGTAACACACTGACTTAAAATTTGACCTAGTTATTTTTATCATTACTACCCTTACACAGTTCATTTTAGAATATTAAAAAATTAAACAAAATCCTTACAATTTATATATTTAAATACATAATATTTATATACTTTTACACCAAATCGTTTAATTAAAAACCATTAACAAATATGAAATCATTTTCACAAACCACATTACACGGTCACATGAACGCATAACCAAGCACCTTCACTTCCTATAAAACCTTAATCCCTACCCCTTCTTTTTCACCCCTATTCACAATTTTCACCCTCATTCACATAAAAACATTTACAGTCCTAATAAAACTACCACAATTCCATTTCCAACCGTAAAAAAGCTAAATTTGTATACAACTTCGCAAATATCAACCCCAATAACCCACTACAGCTTCTACAAACCTTTTTAAGACTCTTTATATCTCCCCTATCAAATAGTCTACCCACAGCCTTATCGTTGAAATTAGACTCAAAAATATTGAACTCTACTGTAAAAAATTAATCTCTAAAATTATGCCGGGGTACTTGTAATCTAAATACTAATACACCCCTCCCTATACATACTCTCGCCATAAAAATAAAAAAAAAGAAGAGGAGGCTACTTGTACCCTACTCTTCATTAACATTCTTAACTAATTAACATTTTTACATTTTACTACTCACAAGACTTCCACAAACTTCTCAGAGCTTTTTAATTTTCACCCTAACAAATCCTCTACCCACACCATTAACGTCCAAAATAAACTCAAAAACGCACTAATGAGTAGTATATTTTCAATGCACCAAACGACACTATGCTAGCGTATTCCCCTATTTCATATTTTTTTAACAATTTATCTGTTGACAAAACTTTTTCTAAATGATATAATATCACCAGTACAAAACAAAGTGATTGCAAAGAGACGGTATGTCCCCTCCAACTAAAAAACAATAACCGCTTGATGCCCTCCCCTAGCCGAGAGGTCATATTCGAAAATTCATTTCAATTCACATTCGTTTAACTGTTCGCTGAGGGTTTTGGCTTATGCAATAAGGCAAAACCCCGAATAATATTATTTTTATATTTTACGGAGTGTAACGGAGTAAAATATAAAAATAATATTATGAGTAAAAAGTATTTTATATTTTACGGAGTGTAACGGAGTAAAAT